ACCCTTATTAAAGAAGCTGCTAGAAACACAGTAAGAGAAGCAGGTGACGGTACTACTACAGCTACTGTCCTTGCTGAATCTTTATTAAAAGAAGTAAATAACGATGATAACACATCGATTAGAAAAATAAAAGACGGGATTAAATCTGGTCTTGTAAAGGTAAATAATTACCTAGACAAAGTTTCTGTCAAGATCGAGGGCGATATGCTGGAATCTGTTAGCTCAATAAGTTGTAATAATGATACGGAGCTAGGAAAGATTATAGCAGAAGCTTATACTAAAGTAGGTAAAGATGGTGTGGTATTAATGGAAGAGTCACCAACTGAAGAGACATATGTTGAAGTTGTAGATGGTGTACAGATAGATTCAGGACTCACATCTCCACATTTTATTACTGATAAGGACAAGCAAATATGTGAGCTTGATAACCCATTAGTATTAATAGTATCTTCAGAAATACCTAATATAAGAAGAATACAAACAATATTAGAGTATGTTATAAAAAACAAGCGCTCATTATTAATTGTAGCACCAGTTGATCAACAGGTTAAAGCAGCACTTCTTATGAACAAGGTAAAAGGTAATATTAAAGTCAATATAGTTGATTTACCAGGCTTTGGTCCTACTAAACAAGATACATGTGAGGACTTTGCTTTTCTTACAGGTGCAACTGTAATTAACGAAGAGCTAGGTGATGATCTTGACTTAATAACTATAGACTGCTTAGGTGAAGCTCATACAGCTGTTACTGATAGTAAAAACACTGTATTAACAATAGACGCTCCAGAAAAAGAACTAGAAGAAAGAAAAAAGACTATACAAAAATTAATTGATAGTTCTAGTAAAAATCCGTTTTTACAAAAGAAACATAAACAAAGGCTAGCTATGTTATCTGGTTCTGTAGGTATCATAAAAGTTGGTGCTAACTCTAAGGTTGAAATGAAAGAAAAGAAAGATAGAGTTGAAGATGCCATACACGCTACTAAAGCAGCTTTAAAAGAAGGTATAGTTCCAGGTGGTGGTATTGCACTGCTTAATGCTTCACAAAAATTAAAAGCTGAGTCTATAGGTGAAAAAATATTATTTAAAGCTATTACAGCACCATATGCTACGATATTAGATAATGCAGGTTTAGTTACAAACGTGAACATTGTTGAAGGAACTGGTATTAACGTAGTAACTGGTAAAGTTGTTAATATGATAGAGTCTGGTATTATAGACCCTGTACTTGTTACTAAGTCAGCACTTAAAAATGCCGTTTCTGTTGTGACTACTATAATATCCGCTGATTGTGTAATTTCAAATATGAGATACAATGAAAGCGATAAATAGATATATAATAGTAAATAAAATAAAGACAGAGCCTAAAAAGGTTGCTGGGTTGATCATGACAGAAGAAACTGATCAAGACAATAGATATTTAAAAGCAAAAATAATATCGTGTGGTAATTTAGTTGAAGGACTAAAAGATGGTGACACGATATATTACGATAAACACGCTGGACACGACATTTCTTTTAATGATGTACTTTATAGAGTTATTCAAGATAGAGATGTTGTTCTAGTAGATTAACCTAAACCACTACCAAAAAACCTAAACCTAACAAAAACAAATTATTAATTAATCAAAAAAAAAACAAAATGGAAAAAAATTCTTGGTTATACTTTAACACAGAAGCTGATGACGATAATGTCGGTGCATCAACTAACTGTTGTTTTCCAGCTAAAAATTTAGTTGGTATGACCCCTACTGCTGATGGTACTTTAACTCTTAATTTTAAGAGTATGAAGAATGTTAGTTCAGCCGCTACTGATACTGTAGCTTTAACTTTAGGTTCTGCAAACACGCACTTAGACGTTATGAAAACTATAACAAGAGCTATTAATAATACTAGACCAACTTTTGATGGTTTTGTTACTGTAGCTGATGATTTAACAACTATTGTTGGTGGAGCAGCTGGTACCGCTACTACTGAATACGTAACGAGTGGATCTCAAGAAACTGGAACTATTTCGGCTTGTGGAACCATAGATATAGCCGTTGCTACTAACAGTTCTATTACAGCTACTGCTGATGGTACTGGTACAGGTACTGTTCCTGGTGGTGGTTTTTATACTACAGACTCAGCAAACGCTGATCATATTGTAATATTACCAGCTCCAGTTCCTGGAACAGTGGTTTATTTAAACTCAATTGGTGAGACAGGTCAAGCTTACGAGCTTAGAACTTCTGATCCTAGTACTATAACGTTAAATAACGTTGGTAGTTCTGCGGAAGAATCTGTTGTTGCAGCAACTGACGTTTTAGTTGTAGCTATATGTTTATCTACTACTGCTTGGATAGTAAACGTTTACGATAGACTTGGTAATTTTGATCACGTACCTGTAGCAGACTAGTAATTAAAGTATAACAAATAAAAATTAAAAAAATGAAAAGATATTGGTATTTTAGAAATCCTTCAGCTATAGGTGATGATGACGCTGTAACTGGAGATTCAATAATGGTTCCTGTAGAAGATCTTGTTGGTTTTCAAGCACCTACTGACACAACTATTGACATATACTTTAAGCCACAATTAAGCGCGGCTGGAGGTGTGCCTGGAGCTATTATTAACGACTCGGTTAAATTAACTGTAGATACAGCTAAAAGAAAAGAAGTTATGAAAGCTTTAGCTGCAGCTACTAACCACGGTCCTCACTCTGACGGTATTACTGTTATTGCTGATGATGTAACTGGAACGTATTTAATCTCTGAGATTAGTGCTGTTGCTGGTGTTACTGTAGCTTCTCAAGTTTAACAATTGAGATTAACCGCGCAGGATCTGCGTGAAATGAATATCCTTAAGTATTACAGGCTCACACGAAAGTGGGTCTGTAAAACTTACGGGTTAAAAGATGCAGACTTAGAATTATTAATTTATTTAGATTGTAAAGGAAGATTTACACGAAAAGATTTTATGGATGGAGTTTACACTTATTCATGGGATAAAACAAGATGGGACAGATTACGTAAAGATGGTTGGATAGATACTTGGAGACACAGAAATAGAACTACTATAATGTACTCTGTATTTAAAACGTCTTTTAAGTGTTCACAAATGATAAGTAGAATTTACAGAATACTTCTAGGCGAAGAAGACATGCCTACATCAGAAAGAAGTATATTTTATAATAACAAATCATATACAGATAAAGTTTACAATAAAGCTATAGATGATATGATAAAAGATAAAACAAGATGAAAAAAAGAAGCACATTCAAGTTGAGATCGGGTAATAAACCTGCCTTTAAATTAATGGGTAAAGAAAAAGATGAAAAAAATAAAGATGATTCTAAAGAATTTAAAATAGGCAACACTACATTTGTAGGTCCACACACAGAAAAAGAACTTGCAGATACTAAAAAGTTAGATAGAAGATTTAGAGGTGGTCCTAGAGGTAAAAAAATGTTTACATCAGAAGAATATCGAAACTTCAAAAAAGTAGCTGGTCGCGATGCTTACGTGGGAGTGCGACCTTTTTACACTTCAGATGTTCCAGGATATGAACTTGACTAAAAAATATAAATAAAATGGCTTTTAAATTAAGATCAGGAAACAAACCATCACCAGCTAAACTTTCTGGAGTGCATAAAGGTTTTGAAGAAGCTGCTGATAGAATGAACAAAAGAGTAAAAGACTCTAAAACAATAGCCGGTGGTTTTTTACATGCTATTGGTGCTTTACCTGCTAATATTGGCGAGGTAACAACTAGATATATTAAGAAAGGTGTTGATGCTATTAAAAAGAAAAAAAAGTAAATGGGATTTAAACTAGGTTCTGAAAGAGGTAATTATGCTGTAAATGGCGAGATTAAATCAAAACTACGTTTTGGTAAAAAATCTGGCGGTGATGCTTCTGTGCCTGGCACTCCTGTTATTAGAGTTCCATTAGCTGAAGGAATATTAGGAGAAGCTAATATGGATGGTAGTATTTTTATTAGTGATAAAATAGAGCCTGGTAGTCGTGAAGAAAGAAGAATTTTAATACACGAGATGAGACACGCTACAGATATGAAAACCGGTAAACTTTTTTACGATGATGATCATATTATGTATAACGGTGAAAGGTTTGAAAGAAAAGATATAAACGGCGTTGATTCTATATTAGTAGATGGTGAGTGGAAAGAAGCTGGCAGTGAGGGCTTTCCGTGGGAAAACGACGCAAATAATGGTAACGATGAAGGATATATTTAAAGATAATAATGATTATAATGAAAAATCTGTTATAGGTTTTTTAGCATTTGCAGTAATGTGTGTGATTATGCTAGTTGACGTTATAACAGGTTATTTTGGTAAAGATTTAGTAATTAATGAATTTATATACGACTCGTTTGTATTCGTTGTAATAGGTTGCTTCGGTATAAGTGGATTAGAAAAATTCGCAAAAAAGAAATAATATGAAAATGTGTCCTAAATGTAGGAGATTTAAAAAGAATTGCAAATGTTAGATAAATTATTTGGAGGTGGCGCTGCTGACCTCGTTAAAAGTGTAGGTGGTGTTATAGATGGTTTACATACATCTGACGAAGAAAAACTCGCTGCAGAGTTAAAAGTAAAAGAGTTAGTATCACAATACGAAACTCAAATGGAAAAAGAAATAACTTCTAGATGGCAAGCAGACATGAAGTCAGATTCATGGTTATCTAAAAACATCAGACCATTAGTTTTGGCATTTTTAGTAATATCAACTGTATTATTAATATTTATAGATGCAGGTGCTATTAACTTTGTGGTAGAACAAAAATGGACTGACTTATTACAATTAGTATTAATAACCGTGATCGGTGCTTATTTTGGTGGTCGATCATTTGAAAAAGTAAAAAAATAAAAAATTATGGCATTTAAAGATCCAACAGATTACGCTTTTGGTCAACTAGGTAGTATACACGTTGCCGGAACAGAAGCTATAACAATAATAGGTGGTAATGACACTGACGCTACTCCGGCTTCAAACGTAAATAGAATTACAAAAGTTTTTGTAGCAATAACATTTTTAGAAGATACAGTGTTTGATAGTGGTGCTACTGGTTTAGTTCCTGCTGAAGCACAAAACTTTCCTAGCTCAGATGGTAACAGTACAGATATTGACGCTGATGGTGGTGATGTTGTTGATAGTGAAACTTTTCCAAAAGGTGTAACTATATATGGTAGATGGACTGGTTTCAAACTAGCTTCAGGTAGAGTAATAGCTTACGTAGGTATATAATGTTAGGACTAGGTAACGGTGTAACTTCTAGTCAATATGTAGATAGCTGGACGCCAGCAAGTTTATCAAATTTAACGTTGTGGTTAAAGGTTAATCAAAATATTACTGCGGATCAAGATAGTAGTGGTACTTCTATCACTCATAGTACAGCGGCTGGAAACATGGCAGATGAAGATAAAATTAATGCTTGGAACGCTTTTGGTTCTACTAGTATAAATGCAGTACAAACAACTTCTGCTGATAAACCTCTTTGGGAAACAGACGCGGCAGACGTTGGTAGTGTAAAATTCCATAATCAAATTAAATTTATGGATCTTTCTGCAAACGTTGTTTTAGATGCAAACACAGATTTTACAATAGCTGTAAGATTTAAAGCTACTGATTTAAGTTCTGCTCGTGGTCTTATGGGTAGCGCATCTACTGAGTTTTTAAGATTAAATAACAATACTACTTTAAGGGCTAAAGTAAACAATACAAATAGAGACTTTGCTTTAGCAAGTGGAACTATAGCTACCGATGAGTACTTTACAATTATTATTGTTAGAAGTGATGGTTCTACAGGAAATTTAAACGTGTTTATTAGAGGAAACGAATCTCTAAACGGTACTACTACAGGAACACAAATGGGTAGTCAACTAACAGATGCCGGTGAAATAACAATAAGTGACATAGGGGCATCTTTTGACGAAGGTACTAATTTTATAGGATTTTTTAAAGATGTACTTATATGGGATGGTACTGCTGCTAGCTCAGGAGATAGAAAAGAAATATTTGACTATATAGAAGGTCAATAAAATAAAATTAATTTAAATTAAATAAAATGGCAAAAAAAGAAAAGGTTCTGGACCTTAAACCAGAACAATTAAAAAAAGTTCAAGAGTCTGTTAATAGTATGAATAGATCTCAACTAGAACTAGGTACTATGGAGTTGAGAAAGCATGATTTGTTACATGGTATAGCAGGACTTAGAGACGAGTTAAAATTATTGCAAAAAGAATTTGAAAAAGAATATGGCACGTTTGATATAGATATTCAAACTGGAACAATTAATTATCCTAAAGAAAATGGCAAAGTTAATTCGTAAAATATCAGTTGGTAAAGATTATAAAAATGACGCTATGCATTATGCTGTTGGTCAAGAAGTTTATGGAGGTCATACTATTTGTGATATACTAGAAGAAGAAGACAAATATTCTGTTTATATTAAAAAAAACAAAGATGTATTGCCTTGGAAAGACTTTAATAAAAACATGGCTGTATCTGTAGAATATAATCTAGAATACTAATGAAAAGTGTTTACAACTTTGTTGTAAAACCAAAAGGAGGCAGATATAATAACACGAAAAAAATTAACGATACAGAGTTAATAATTAACACTGATATATACAAGCATCAACACGTTAATAGAGAGGCAATAGTTATATCTGTACCTATGATTGGTAATACAAACATAAAACCAGGTGATACAGTTATAGTACATCATAATGTTTTTAGGAGATGGAATGATGTTAAAGGTATAGAAAGAAATAGTAGAAGTTATTTTAACGAGTCTACATATATTATAAACGTTGACCAAATATTTTTATATAAAAAAAATAAACACTGGGTATCACCAAAAGGTTATTGTTTTGTAAAACCCTTAAAATCTATAGATAAATTTAATATTGAAAAAGAAAAACCTTTACAAGGTATTGTTGAATACTCTGATGGTACTGTAGAAAAAAACACTCTTATAGGTTTTACACCAAATAGTGAATATGAGTTTATAGTTGAAGGTCAAAAATTATATCGAGTTTTATCTAAATTTATTACAATTAAATATGAATATCAAGGAAACGAAGAAGCTTATAATCCAAGCTGGGCATAAAGCAGTTGAGGAGTTAATCAACGTTGCAAAAGAAAAAATTATTACTAACACAGAAGACGATGTTAGTGCAGATAGATTAAAGAACGCTGCAGCTACTAAAAAGCTAGCTATATTTGATGCGTTTGAAATACTTAATAGAATTCAAGAAGAAGAAAATATGCTTGATGGTAAAGCACCTGAAGAAAAAAAGGATAAAGTATTCAAAGGATTCGCAGAAGGAAGATCTAAGTAATGTATAAACAAAGTTTAGTTAAAACAATAGAACCTATTAAAAAAACGACTATTAGTCGTCTTAATAAATCTAAAAAATGGAAATATGGATACAATAAAGAACATGATATCGTGGTTATCTCTAAAACTGGTAAAATTGGACAAGTGGTGGAGATTCAAAATTTGCGAATTGGGCTGCCGGCTGAACCGAAATCAGTGTACATGCACCCCAAAGGTAAATGGCAAAAAATAGAGTACCCAAAAGAATTATCAAAACTTAAAAATATATTTGACTGGAGAGCTTATCCAGAAGACCAAAAAGAAAAATGGTTTGAATATATAGACGAAGAATTTAAACGTAGAGAAGAAGGTTTTTGGTTTATAAATAACAATAAACCAACTTATATAACAGGTACACATTATATGTACCTACAGTGGAGTAAAATAGATGTAGGTGCACCAGATTTTAGAGAAGCAAATAGGTTATTCTATATATTTTGGGAGGCTTGCAAAGCTGATAAAAGATGTTATGGTATGTGCTACCTTAAAAACAGAAGATCTGGTTTTTCTTTTATGTCTTCAGCTGAAACAGTTAATTTAGCTACAATATCGAGTGATAGTAGATATGGTATACTTTCTAAAACAGGTGCTGATGCTAAAAAAATGTTTACTGACAAAGTTGTTCCAATTAGTATAAACTACCCTTTCTTTTTCAAACCAATACAAGATGGGATGGATCGTCCTAAGTCAGAGCTAGCATACAGGGTACCAGCTAGTAAATTTACCAGAAAAAAAATAACAGCAAACGAGCAACTAGAAGATATACAAGGATTAGATACTACTATTGACTGGAAAAACACAGGTGACAATAGTTATGACGGTGAAAAATTAAATCTACTTGTTCATGATGAAAGTGGTAAATGGGAAAGACCCGATAATATATTAAATAACTGGCGAGTAACAAAAACATGTTTGCGACTAGGTAGTAGAATAGTTGGTAAATGTATGATGGGCTCGACCTCAAACGCTTTAGACAAAGGTGGAGAAAACTTTAAAAAATTATATAACGCATCAGACGTCACAAAAAGAAATAGAAATGGTCAAACAAAGTCTGGTTTATACTCTTTGTTTATCCCAATGGAGTGGAACTACGAAGGATTTATTGATGAGTACGGAGTTCCAGTCTTTAATACTCCTAACACAGATGTGCTCGCACCAGATGGTGAATTAATAGACGTAGGCGTAATTGATAGTTGGCAAAATGAAGTTGATGGATTAAAAGGAGATTCTGACGCACTAAATGAATTTTACCGCCAGTTTCCAAGAACAACTGAACATGCTTTTAGAGACGAGGCAAAAGGAAGTATATTTAATCTTGTAAAAATATATGAGCAAATAGACTATAATGAAGAAATGTCTAGAACTCTTGGTATTACAACTGGTAATTTTCAATGGGTTAGCGGTATAAAAGACACACAAGTGATATTTTACCCAGATCCAAAGGGTAGGTTTAAAGTAAGTTGGGTTCCACCTCAACAATTACAAAATAGAGTGGTTGTTAAAAACGGAGTGAAATATCCTGGTAATGAACACATGGGGGCATTTGGTTGTGACTCTTATGATATATCAGGAACTGTAGATGGAAAAGGATCTAAAGGAGCACTACACGGCTTAACCAGGTTTAGTATGGAGGACGCTCCTGCGAACAGCTTTTTTTTAGAATACTTATCAAGACCACCTACAGCTGAAATATTCTTTGAGGATGTTTTAATGGCTTTAGTTTTTTATGGCATGCCTATATTAGCGGAAAACAACAAGCCTAGACTTTTGTATTATTTAAGGCGTAGAGGTTATAGAGGTTATAGTATGAACAGACCTGATAAAGTTTGGAATAAATTATCTACAGCAGAAAAAGAAGTTGGTGGTATACCAAACTCAAGCGAAGATATTAAACAAGCACATGCAGCCGCTATTGAAATGTATATTCAAGGTCATGTAGGCATGCAGCAAGATGGTACTTTTGGCAATTTATATTTTAATGAATTGTTAAATGACTGGAGTAGGTTTGATATTACAAAAAGAACAAAGTTTGATGCAACTATAAGTAGTGGTTTAGCTATTATGGCTAATAACAGACACCTATATGCGCCAAACGCAAAGGTTGAAAAACCAAAACTAAATATAAGTATTTCTAAATATAGAAACACTGGAACAAATTCACAAATAATTAAATAATAGTATGGCATATTCTGGCACTAAAAATTATTTTCCAAGTCAAACAGTAAGCGATGTTGAAAAGCTAAGCTATGATTATGGTTTAAAGGTAGGTAAGGCTATAGAGCAAGAGTGGTTTAATGAAACTAGAAGTCTTAATAGATACGGTGCAAATAAAAATGATTTTCACAACCTAAGACTATACGCTAGAGGCGAGCAATCAATACAAAAATATAAGGATGAGTTATCTATAAATGGTGATTTGTCCTATTTAAATTTAGACTGGAAGCCAGTACCTATTATATCTAAGTTTGTAGATATAGTTGTAAACGGTATTGCAGAAAGAACTTATGATATAAAAGCATATTCACAAGATCCTTATGGTGTGGCTAAAAGAACTAAGTATATGGAAGATATACTTAAAGATATGAGGTTAAAACAATTTAATGACGTTGTTCAAGATCAACTAAATTTAAATGTTAGAAAAAGTGAAATAGAAGAACTTCCAGAAAGTAAAGAAGAATTAGAGCTTCATATGCAGCTTGGTTATAAACAATCAATAGAAATAGCAGAAGAACAGGCTTTAAACACTCTTTTTGAAGGTAATAAATATGAGCTTATTAAAAAACAGTTTTATTATGATCTTACTGTTTTAGGCATTGGCGCTGTTAAAACTGATTTTACTACATCAGAAGGAGCTACTATTAAATATGTAGACCCAGCTAATTTAGTTTACTCATATTCTGATTCGCCTTATTTTGACGATATATATTATGTAGGTGAAGTTAAATCTATACCTGTTAACGAATTAGCAAAACAATTTCCTCACTTAGATGAAGCTGAACTTGAGGATATTATGAAAAATAAAAGAATTAATAGGAAAAACTACAACGAAAGATATTCTTCTGACAAAGAAGACAATAACACTATTCAGGTTTTATATTTTAATTATAAAACTTATATGAATGAAGTTTATAAAGTAAAAGAAACTGCAACTGGCTCAGAAAGAATAATACCAAAAGACGATTCTTTTAACCCACCAGCTGATAAACAACGTGATTATAAAAGAGTATTAAGATCAATAGAGTGTTTGTATGACGGAGCTATGATACTTGGTACTAATAAGCTCCTTAAATGGGAAATGGCAAAGAACATGATGAGGCCAAAAAGTGATTTTACAAAAGTTAAGATGAATTATGCTATTGTAGCACCTAGGATGTATAACGGTAAAATAGAATCACTTGTTAGTAGAATAACTGGTTTTGCTGATATGATACAGCTAACACATTTAAAACTTCAACAGGTGTTGTCTAGAATGGTGCCTGATGGTGTTTATTTAGATGCAGATGGTTTAGCTGAAATAGATTTAGGTAATGGTACTAATTATAATCCACAAGAAGCTTTAAACATGTTTTTCCAAACTGGTTCTGTAATCGGTAGGTCTTTTACTCAAGAAGGTGATATGAATCCAGGTAAAGTGCCAATACAAGAGATAACTTCAGGATCTGGTGGTAATAAAATGCAAGCACTTATAGGTAACTATAACTATTACTTGCAAATGATAAGAGACGTAACTGGCTTGAATGAAGCTAGAGATGGTAGTATGCCAGATAAAAATGCTTTGGTTGGTGTACAAAAACTAGCGGCAGCAAATAGTAACACTGCAACAAGACATATATTACAAGCAGGTTTATATTTAACCGCGGAAGTTGCTGAGTCTTTATCTCTTCGTATTTCTGACATTATAGAATATTCACCAACAAAAGATGCTTTTATACAAGCTATTGGAGTTCACAATGTTTCTGTTTTAGAAGAACTTAAACAATTGCACCTTTATGACTTTGGTATTTTTATCAACTTACAGCCAGATGAAGAAGAAAAAATGATGCTGGAAAACAATATACAAATGGCAATACAACAGCAAATTATAGAATTAGCTGATGCTATTGATATTAGAGAAACAAAAAACATAAAGTTGGCAAACCAATTACTTAAGTTGCGTAGAAGTAAAAAGTTAAATAGAGATCAAGCTCTTCAAGAGCGTAATATACAAATGCAAGCGCAAGCTAATCAACAAGCATCTCAAGCGGCTGCACAACTAGAAGTTCAAAAAAATATGGCTTTAACAGAAAGTCAAGTTCAATTAGAACAAGTAAAAGCGCAGTTAGAATCTCAAAAAATGATGCAAGAAGTTGAAATGAAAAAACAATTAATGGGATTAGAGTTTCAGTTTAACATGCAGTTAAAAGGTCTAGAAGTGCAAGGCCAACAAATAAAAGAACAAGAAAAAGAAGATCGTAAAGACGAAAGAACAAGAATACAAGCCACACAACAATCAGAACTTATAAATCAAAGAAATACTGGTGGTATGCCTAGAAACTTTGAGTCTGGAGGTAACGATATATTAAATGGCCAGTTCAACTTAGGTAGTTACGATCCTAAATAAATTTATTAACTATTATTATATTATATTATGGCAAAAAAAGAAAAACCAGTGGTAGATAACGATACTGGTAAAATAAAAGTAAAAGCAAAAAAAGAAAATCAACCAACAGGTAACGAAACAAAAGGAAATGTTACCGTAGTTAAAGCTAAAATGAAACAAGGCACAAAAGACTTGGAAACTATAACTAAAGTTGATTTAGATAAAATAAAAAAACCAGAAGAAAAAAACGAAACCAAAGAAACTAATACTGAAGAAGCTAAAGTTGTTGAGGTTGTTGAAGAGGTAAAAAATGAGGAAAAAGAAGAAGAAGTAAAACAAGAAAAAGAAACACCAGTATTAGAAGAAATAACAGAAGAAGAAACAGAAAAAGAGGTTATTGAAGAAATAGCTACTGAAGCAAAAGAAGCTATTGTAGAAAACATGGAAACTGGAAAGCCTTTACCAGAAAATATTCAAAAGTTAGTAGACTTTATGGAAGAAACTGGTGGAGATATTCACGACTATGTTAAGCTTAATCAAGACTATAGCAAGCTGGATGATAGAGGTTTGTTATACGAATACTACAAGCAAACTAAACCTCATTTAAATTTAGAAGAAATAAACTTTCTTATGGAAGATCAGTTTTCTTATAATGAAGAAGAAGACGAAGAAAGAGATATAAAAAGAAAAAAATTAGCGTTAAAAGAGCAAGTTGCCGACGCTAAACGCCACTTGGACGGGCAAAAGTCCAGATACTATAAAGATATTAAAGCTGGTTCAAAGCTAACGCCTGAACAACAAAAAGCTATTGATTTCTTTAATAGATATAACAAAGAATCAGAAGTTACTCAAAAAGCAGCTAAACAAAACTCTGAAATTTTTACACAAAAAACTGATAATGTTTTTAATGACAAGTTCAAAGGTTTTGAATATAATGTCGGTGATAAAAAATACAGATTTAATGTAAACAATGCTAACGAGGTTAAAGAAACTCAAAGCGATTTAAACAATTTTACCAAAAAGTTTTTGGACAAAAAAATGGCTTTAAAAGATGCAATGGGTTATCATAAATCTCTATATACAGCAATGAATGCTGATGCTGTTGCAAAACACTTTTATGAACAAGGTAAAGCAGATGCTTTAAAAGAAAGCGTTGCTAAAGCTAAAAACGTTGATATGAATCCAAGGCAAAACCATGGTGTTGTTGAGGCGGGTGGTATTAAGGTAAGAGTGTTAGGTGAAGATTCTTCTGATTTTAAGTTTAAAATTAAAAATAGAAAATAAATAACAATTTAAAATTAAAAAATTATGGCAATTACTGGAGGAGATAATTTAAACAAGGTGCCTTCGCCAACTAAAGCGACACTTGAATCAAATTATCTTGATTTAGCTGGAACAACCGGAGAAGGTTGGGCACAGCAATATTTACCAGACCTAATGGAGAAAGAAGCAGAAGTATTCGGAAATAGAACTATTTCAGGTTTCTTATCACAAGTTGGGGCTGAAGAGGCTATGACTGCTGATCAAGTAGTATGGTCTGAACAAGGAAGATTACATCTTTCGTATGTAGGTCACATTGAAGACTTAGCACAACAAGATAACAATAGTAACCAACCTGGTGGTTCGATAACTATAGATACTGACATTGATGGTAATGCTGTTGGTTCTTCTGCTATTGATCATGGTATTAGAGTAAATGATTTACTTTTAGTATCTACATCAGAATTTACTACGCAATGTTTAGTAACAGCTGTAGCTAACGCTGTAGTTTCTGTAGCGGTTTACAATTCTGGTGCTACTAACAAAACTCTTCAAGATTTAGGAGCTGCAAACGACGATGTATGTACAGTACTTGTATTTGGTTCTGAATATGCAAAAGGTAGAAAATACTATGACAACAGTCCTTCTGGTGCTAACGCAGGAGATGCAGTTGACTTTCGTCAAGCTAATGAACCACAGTTCAAGTCTTTTAGCAACAAACCAATTATTTTAAAAGATTACTACTCAGTATCAGGTTCTGATACGGCTAGAATCGGTTGGGTTGAAATTGCTTCTGAAACTGGACAATCTGGTTACTTATGGTATTTAAAAGCAGAATCTGACACAAGAGCTCGTTTTGCTGATTATTTAGAAATGGCAATGTTAGAGTCTGTTAAAGTTACAACAGCAAACTCTGAGGTTGATGAGTTCTTATCTGGTGCTGATATTGATGGTGCAGCTACAGGTGGTGGACCATTCGGTACTCAAGGTTTATTTGACGCTATTAAAGATAGAGGTAATGTTACTACTGGTGTTACTGGTGTTAACGCTGCTACTGATTTAGCTGAGTTTGATGCAATACTTGCTGAGTTTGATAAGCAAGGTGCTATTGAAGAAAACATGATGTTTGTAAACAGAGCTACTAGTTTAGCAATGGATGACATGTTAGCTTCTATGAACTCTTACGGGGCTGGTGGTACTTCTTACGGAGTGTTTGATAACTCTGAAGACATGGCACTTAACCTAGGTTTCTCTGGTTTCAGAAGAGGTTCTTATGACTTCTACAAGTCTGATTTCAGATACTTAAACGACAAAGCTACTAGAGGTGGTATTAACGATAGAAACACTACTGACCCTATTAGAGGAGTCATAATACCAGCTGGTACATCTACTGTTTATGACCAAATGTTAGGTAAAAACCTTAAACGTCCTTTCTTACACGTTAGATATAGAGCTTCAGAAACTGATGATCGAAGAATGAAAACTTGGATTACTGGTTCTGTTGGAGCTGCTACATCTGCTTTAGACGCTATGGAAATACACTTCCTATCTGAAAGATGTTTAATTACTCAAGGTGCTAATAACTTTATGTTAATGCAGTAAGCACTTATATTAAAAGTCGAGGCTTCGGCCTCGGCTTTATTTTATTAATTTTATTATATATTATATTATGGCAAAGAAAAAAATAGAGGTAGAAGAACCTCAAGTTGAAGCAGTTGAAGAAACTGCACCGGTTATAAGAGAAAGAAAAGTCCCATCAAAACCGGAGTGGGAAATTAAAGATAGAACATATTATTTAAAAGGAGGAAGAAAGCCTTTATCATATTCAATTAGATCGGCAAATGTATATTATTTTGACGAAGAAAAAGGTTACGAAAGAGAGTTAAAGTATTGTCAAAATCAAAGAACTCCATTTGTAGACGAAATGAAAGGTGATCAAAGATTAGAGCATATTATTTTTAGATCAGGTGCTTTGTTTGTTCCTAAAAATAAAACTGTTTTACAAAAACTTTTATCTCTTTACCACCCACACAAAGATAAACTATATTACGAGTGGCAGCCAGCAGCAAAAGCAGCTGATCAAATAGACACTTTAAATTTACAGGTAGATGCTTTAGTAGCCGCTAGAAGTGTTGATATTGATATGGCAGAAGCTATCATGCGAGTAGAAGTTGGATCTAAGGTATCAAATTTAAGTTCTAAGGAGCTTAGACGTGATTTGCTAGTGTTTGCTAGAAACAATCCTAAACTGTTCTTAGAGCTTGCAGATGATGAAAACGTAATGTTAAGAAACTTTGGTATTAAAGCTGTAGAAACTGGAGTATTAAGACTTTCTTCAGACCAAAGATATTTTATGTGGGGTTCTAATGGTAGAAAATTAATGACTGTACCATTTGAAGAACATCCATACACTGCTTTAGCGCATTGGTTTAAAACTGATGAAGGTATGGAAATATATGCAAATATAGAAAAAAGATTAAACTAATCAAACTGTAGAGCGGTCGCCCTACGGGGCGATCGTAACTACAAAATTAAATAATATGACATCAAAAGGATTAGGCGACTCTATAGAAAAATTTACAAAAGCAACTGGAATGCATAGTTTGATAAAAAACACCGCAAAAGCACTTGGTAAAAAAGATTGTGGATGTGGTAAAAGAAAACAAAAACTAAACAAACTATTTCCTTATAAAAAATAAAAAATATTATGGCAATAAGTATAGATGATGTTTATCAAAAAGTTTTAGCTATAGCTAATAAAGAACAAAGAGGTTATATAACTCCACAAGAGTTTAACTTATTTGCCGATCATGCACAAAAAGAAATATTTGAACAATATTTTTATGATCTAAACCAATTTAACAGAATACCTGGAAACTCTATGGGTCATTCTGATATGAAAGATATAATAGAAAGCAAAATAAGTGCTTTTGAAGTATGGACAAATACTCCAAACACTATTGTTTTAAACAATGATGGCGATATAAATTTAGGACAATTTCCTTTATATAGAGTATTAGAAGTTATGGTTGACTATAAGAACAACGAGGGTTATAAAGTTGTTGAAGAAGTTACAGCTAAAGAATATAGAAAATACACTAATAGTCCATTAGCCAAAGAAAGTGTTAAAAGACCAGTTTACATACATGATGCGTCTGGTTTTGATAGAATAAAAATAATTCCAGCACCAACAGATATAAACGATGCTGTTAAAATAAGTTATATAAAAAAACCATCACAACCTAAGTGGGGATATATAGTATCTCAAAATAGTAATACAGCGCTTTGGTTTCCTGGCGATTCAACAGATTTTGAACTACATCCTTCTGAAGAAGCTGAATTAGTTTATAAAATATTAAAATTAGCTGGAGTATCAATGATAAGAGAAGATATAATGAGAGCTGGCCAAGGTATGGAGTCAGTACAAATTCAACAAGAAAAACAATAAATAAATGGGATTATTAGATAATACTACTCAGCAGTCATACTATCAAGGTAATAACCACGGTAGTTATCAATTTACATCACTAGATGATGTTATAACTCAGTTTCAAATTGCTTATGTTGGAGAAAGCAAATTAATATCTAAAATAAAAAGAGCCGATATATCGTTTTTTGCTCAAAGAGCTTTACAAGAATTGTCATTTGATACATTTAAATCTTGTAAGTCTCAAGAAATATTATTGCCACCTAGCTTGCAAATGGTATTGCCTCATGATTACATTAACTATACAAAAATAAGCTGGACAGATAATTCTGGTATTAAACATCCTATATATCCTACTAGCAAAACATCAAATCCTTTTAAAATACGTCAAAAAGAAGATAATTCTTATGACTTTATAATACCTTCTACAAATTTAGTTAACAATGGTGATTTTTCAAGTAGTATACCTAATCCAAGTGCTGTAGGTGAAGACTGGTTCAAAAACGGTCCTTATACAGGTAGTGCAACTGGAGTAACATCTACAGACAAAGTTCATGTTGTTAATGAACAACTAGTTTTTGAACACGGTGCAACCGCTCCTGATTTTAATACCCCTGCAGGCGCAACTAGTAGGGCTTATGCTTGTTGGCAAAAATTAAACGTAACTGATATAGACACTATAGATTTATCAGCTGTTGGTAAATCTGCAGCGTCAGCAACAGGAAAAGGCGTAGGAACTATAAGAGTAGGTATTAGCAGTTTAACATATCCAAATTTTGACCCAAACAAAAGTAACCCTAATTTTCCTACAGCTCAAAACCCTTCTCTTAATAATACAGACGAAGTATTTGATTTATATACTATTAATGGCACAAGGGCTTTATTAACTTTTAACGATGGTTTAGCCACAGCCTCAACACTTTCTTTAAGCAACATTGATGTTAGTAATGAAACAGAAGTTTATGTTTTAGTAACTAGTTTTGTTGAAAGCTTTACTGATACATCTCTTAGTAATAGTCAAAACATAGTAGATGACGTAAGCGTTGTTTGTGATGCTATTTCATCTACTTTAGTTGAAGGTGGAGAATCTACAACGTGGAGCAACTACAAATCTAACAAACCTTCAGAAAACAATACAACAGATTATAGAGATTATCAAAACGATGTTTATTGGCCAAATTTTGGTGAAAGATATGGTTTAGATCCTCAACACTCTCAGGTTAATGGTTCTTTTTATATAGACTGCAATAGAGGTAAAATACATTTTAGCTCTAATTTAAGTGGAAAAACAATAGTATTAGATTACATAAGCGATAGTCTTGGTACAGATAAAGAAATGCAAGTTCATAAGCTAGCTGAAGAAGCTATGTATAAGTGTATAGCATACGCAATATTATCTACGCGTTCTAACACGCCAGAATATATTGTGCAAAGATTTAAAAAAGAAAAGTTTGCTGAAACTAGAAAAGCAAAACTAAGACTATCAAACATTAAATTAGAAGAAATAACTCAAATTTTAAGAGGTAAATCAAAACAAATAAAACACTAGTATATGCCAGAAATAAAGCATAATTTTACCGGTGGTAAAATGAACAAAGATCTTGATGAAAGACTTGTTCCAAACGGAGAGTATAGACATGCTGAAAACGTACAAGTGTCAACTTCAGATGATTCAGACGTTGGTACAGTACAGAATATTTTTAGCAACCGTAAAATAAGTGGTTATTTTCAAGATCAATTTTTAGGTAATGATAAATCTTGCGTGGGTAGTATTGCTGACGAAAAAAACAATGCTGTTTATTGGTTTTTAACTGCTGGTGATGTAGCAGACATATCAAATGCTGTAATGAATTATGATTTTACTTCAGGCAGTAGTTCTAATAATATGCCATATTTTGATATGTTAACTGAAGGTTCTTCTATAATGGAATATAAATCAGATAGCTCTCCACAGGTGAGACCTGTTGTAGTAGAAGCTTCAAAAGTTATATTGCCTTTGCAAAATTATTTTCAACTATCTGTTGTGACCCAGCAGGGGATAGCATTAACAACTTATCCAATATTTTTTGCTGGACAACAAGATTCTGTATTAGCAGGTATGAACTTAACAACAGTATATGTTTTACAAAATACTTGGTCTTCAGGAACAGTACCTGTTGTAACAAATACTCTTGATTTTTCTTCTGGTTTTAATTATACGCCACTAGTAGGTGTTTCTCCTCCTGGTGGTCTTTTTAGTCCAAACCCACCTTATGTTGTTGGTAATATTCAAAACGGAATTCAATTAAGTAATATGCCTGATACTTTATTAGCAGAAATTACTGCTGGCTCAATTTTAGCTTTTGAATTTTCATTTAGTATTGACGCATATAAACTTCCTTTAAATTTTCAATCAAACAATATTATAACTGGAATAAACATTATTGACGATATGTTATTCTGGACTGATAATTATAATGAACCTAAAAAAATAAATATAACTAGATGTAAACAAGGAACACCTTCTATAGGTAGCTCTTTTTACGGTTTTACTAGGCTAATAAATGAAAGAACTAATATTACTGTTAATGATAATATACCATTAGAAGAAAAACACGTTACAGTTATTAGAAAACCACCTAGCAAAGCGCCAGTTTTAAATTTAAAAACAGGTAGAGATTACAGTGGCGTAAACAATCCTTTACCACAAGTGTATACAGGTGTAGTAACAGTAGGTTTAGACGCTTCTCCAAACCCTAATAATAATGACGATATACTTGACACTAGTAGTAGTTTCAATACTGATCCTTATGATTTTTCAGGTGTAAATATAGGCGATACTGTAGAACTAAGAATACAAGAAGACGTATATGGTAATGATTTAACAACTGGTGGTTTTGAACTTATTGAGTGGGCTGTTGGTAAAAAAGTTGTTTTAAAAGAGTATGAGGAGCTTTCAAGTACAACACCAGAGCCACCACCAATACCTATAACTGATTATAGAATTAAAGGTGAGATAATAGGTGCGCCAACTGGATTTACAGCTTCTGCTGGTAACCCAATAATTGTTGAAATAGAAATAACAAACATAGACGGATTTCCGCCTGGTGCTGATCCTAATTTAGGATATAGAAAATATGCTATTGACTTATTTGATACATACGAAAAATTATTTGAGTTTAAGTTTCCTAGGTTTGCTACTAGATATAAATATAGTGACGGAGAGTACTCTACTTATTCACCTTTTACGCAAGTAGCTTTTTTACCTGGTACTTTTGATTATCATCCTAAAAAAGGTTATAATTTAGGTATGACAAATAGAATAACTCAAATTGACGTAGTTAATTTTAGATTAAATGATACTCCTTTAGATGTTGTTGAAATAGACATATTATATAAAGAAGATGGCTCACCAAATGTATATGTTGTAGATACAATACAAAAAGACTCTGTTGATGATTACTGGGATGCAGATTTATATACTATAACACACGAAACTATAAAAGCTACAATTCCATCAAATCAACTTTTAAGATCTTGGGATAACGTACCTAAAACAGCTTTAGCACAAGAAATTACCGGTAATAGAATTGTTTATGGTAATTACACACAAGGGTGGGATGTTTTTGATTTAGCTGGTAATCCTTATTCACCAAGTTTTAAGTGGCAAATACTTGATAGTAGTTCTTTTTTAAGCTGGGACAACTATCAGACAGATGCTATAAAATCTATAAAGTCTTTAAGAGAATATCAGCTTGGTGTTGTTTTTATAGATGAATATGGTAGAGAAACTCCTGTTATATCAAATCCTTCTGGAACTTTTGAAGTTGATTATTCAAGGGCTGCCGAAAACAATAGGTTAAGAGTAGGTTTTCAATCTGATCCACCTAGAAATCAAAAATATTATAAATTTTATATAAAACAAACTTCCGGAGAGTATTATAATTTAGCAATGGACCGTTGGTATGATGCTGAAGATGGTAACATTTGGTTGTCATTTCCTTCTTCTGATAGAAATAAAATTGATATAGATACTTTTTTAGTTTTAAAGAAAGCTGCTGAAACTAACGATCCCGTAGCTACTAAGTCAAGGTATAAAGTTTTAGCAATAGAAGATAATGCTCCTGATTTTGTAAGAACAAAAGTAACAAAATTAGTTAAAGCAAAACACACAAACACCGCAAACTCTGTATTTTTACCAAACACTACTAATAATGCACCCGTTTCAGGTACAGATACTTTTGAAATGAATTATAATTTTTTTGGTAATTCTTCTGGCAGTAGATTACATGAGATAGATGATGGTGAGTTGTACTTTTCTTTGTCGTTACAAGGTTCTACTGTTGAAAGTAATAGATATAGAATAGCATCTATAACTACTAATGCGTTTGATGGGTCAAGTGTTACTGATCCTAAATATTTTATTAAAACAGATAAGTTTTTAGAAGACGACGTAAATTTTGCAACAGATGATCCTTCTGGTGCTTTTTCAACCGAAATACAAGACAATGTTAATATAAATATTTTTAAATATAAAGTTGAAAATTTACCTATATTTGATGGTAAGTTTTTTGTTAAAATATATATTGACGATACATTTAAAAATTACATATCACAAAGTACTACGCAAAGCGAAGAGTGGAGAAGAGTAGCTTCTAAGACTATATACTCTATGAGATCTAACCACGACCAAACACACGGACCAAAACCAACAGGTCACGGTGAAGAGCCGGTTAGTGGTGCTAAATCTGCTTATAGTACAGCTTTTGGTAGATTTGCTTGTTATTTTAGAAGATATGATTATGGTAATAAAGAAATGCCTACTATAGCTCCATCCGGAACTTTAAACTTAAGTACTTCTAAATACAGGTTTAACTCTCCTGGAAATAACAACACAAACTTTACCGCTAATAATCCAGCGCCTTGGTATTCAGAGTGGTATGAGTATACTGGTTGGGGAAACAGTATAGGTGGTACAAATGTTTATTATGATACTTATGATGATGCTAGTGCTTTAGATTATTTTCAAAGTAACAAACAAGCAGATCAGTTTGCCAAAAAAGATGAAGTTTGGTTTTTAGATATGTACAGACATGTAGATAAAGTAACAAACACAGCAAACTCAATAATATGGAATAATTATCCATCTTCTAATGCAAATCCATTTACAAGTGTTGGTAGCACAATGTCTGGTGGTAATACAGTACCGCCTCCTGTAGATGGAGGAGCTGCTAGTGGTGGTAATACTACTTGGCATCATTTTAGATTAACATTAGGTCCTATATTAAATAAAGTTATTAAAAATAACGACGCTTGGGCCGCATCAGCACTTGACCAAAGTAATGATGAAGGTATATTAAACGCAACATTAGATCCAGTTAATGGTTTAGTAAGTTCTAATTTTTTTGCTATTGGTACGGGTAACGTAAATTATCAAGATCCATCAACAACTAATTTTACAGATAGACTTAACCCTGGTAATACTTGGAGATGGGCTGAAGATCCAAAGAAAACTCAATACAACCTTAACCAACAAGTTAATGAGTCAAACTTAATAAGATATAGATCTGACGGTGGTACTTCTGGTGCTGGAAATATATTAAGAAATGATAAAATATCTGATGAAAGATTTGGTGCTACGCAGCTTTCTGTTAACTTTAATAAACGATGGGCCTGGGTACAAGAGCATGACAACGTTTCTTCTAATGGATTAGATTGGATACCTGTTGATAGTGGTAATCAATCGGGCATAGGACCTATAACTGGTAACGGTATAAAAACAATTTTAAGAACAGCTATTCCATCTAACTCAGAACACCCGTATGGAAACCACGATGAAATAGGAGAAGACAACGGAGATGTTACAACCACAGGAACTTGTACTGGTATAGATGAACATTATATTGTTGTTACTAATGATTCTTTTGAAACCGCAACAGATCAAAACGGTAATCCATGTAGAGTTATACCTGGTTTTATAATTACTAACTTTACAAACGCTAGTGGTGCTACAACTTCATTACTGGCTAATTCAACAACAGATCCTTTTTTAGTTGTTAGAGATGTTAGTGATCCTTTTGTTTATAATTCTGTTTTTTGTAGAAGAATATATTTAACAGGTTATGTTGAAGCTTTAGATATTGCACACACTATAACTATTGATCCAGACACTGATGTTACTTTTAAACAGGCAACTATGAATGGTTATAGTCCAAATTCTGCCGCAAGAATTAGTTTGCAAAAAAGCACAACTGGTTTAGGTGCTTTTACAAATACTACTTTATCGGGAGTTTCGCTTGCTAACGTTGCGGCAGCAACAACAAATTTATTGTATGCGGTTGGATATACTATGGAATTTATACAGCCTTCTTATGACAACGAAGTTTTACCTGAAAATCCAGCCATATGGGAAACGGAGCCAAAAGACACTCCAGAACTAGATGTTTATTATGAAGCAAGTGATTTAATACCTATTGAGCTAACTGAAGATACAGATTCTGGGTTTTTACCATTAACAGACGAAACTACAGGTTCTTCTAGTTTAAACATAGGTACTTTTTTAAACTGTACAATACAAGCTGGCCCAAGTATAACTGGCTTTACAATACCTTCAAACACAGAAGTAATAGATGTTCAAGAAAATGTTTTAATACTATCTCAAACACCTATAGGTGTTGGTGGTAATGCAATAGCAATTGGTAGTTCTGATTATGTACATATAAAAAAGCCAGATGGTAGTATTTTTTCAACTCGTGTTGAATCTATAAGTAACAACGAGTTAACTATAGACGCGTTTACTTGGCAGCATTATCATACTTTGAACTGGCACAATTGTTATTCTTTTGGTAACGGTGTTGAATCTGACAGAATTAGAGATAATTTTAATTTACCTTTTATATCTAACGGTGTAAGAGCATCTTCTACTTTAGATGAAAAAATAGAAAAAGAAAATAGAAGATATGGGTTAATATTTTCTGGCATATATAACGATGTTACTTCTTTAAATGAGTTAAATCAATTTATATCTGCTGAAAAAATAACAAAAGAAATAAATCCAATATACGGTAGTATTCAAAAGCTACACTCAAGGTCAACTGCAGATGGTGATTTAATTACTTTGTGTGAAGATAGAGTATTAAAAATACTAGCTACTAAAGACGCTATATTTAACGCAGATGGTAATCCTCAATTAACAGCTAATGTAAATGTACTTGGACAAACAATACCTTTTGTTGGCGAATACGGTATATCTCAAAATCCAGAATCATTTGCTTCTGAATCATATAGAGCTTATTTTACAGATAAACAAAGAGGCGCGGTTATGAGATTATCTAGAGATGGTTTAACTCCAATATCTGATCATGGCATGAAAGACTGGTTTAGAGATAATTTAAAACTAGGTGAAAAACTTATTGGTAGTTATGATGATAAAAAAGATGAATACAATATAGCTATAAAAACACCTGAAGATACTACTTTGCCAGAATATGTAGTTTCTTTTAGAGAAGATATGAGAGGTTGGGTTAGTTTTAAATCTTTTACTGAAATAGAAAGTGGAGTTAGTATGGCTAGCAATTATTACACTTTTAAAGATGGTAAAATATTTGAACACCATTATGAAAATAACGGGTTTAATACTTTTTATGGCAGACAACATCCTTCTAGTATACAAGTTTTGTTAAACGAAATGCCTGACACTGTAAAAAGTTTTAAAACTTTGTCTTACGAGGGCTCACAAGCTAAAATAACTCAAGACTTAGATGATAATCAATATTTTAATCTACAAGCAGAACAAGGTTGGTTTTTACAAGATATAAATACTAACTTGCAAGTTGGTCAAAATGTAGAGTTTATAGAAAAAGAAAACAAATGGTTTAACTACATTAAAGGTGTTGAATCTGATGTTATAGAAGAAAAAGATTTTACATACCAAGGTATAGACGTAGTAAGTGTTTCTCAACTAAGAATAAATAATAATTCAAATTAATCATAAAATGGCAAACGGATACGGAAGTTCATCAAGTTCATCAAGCGCGTCTTATTCTCCTAGAACTACAACAAATATTAGTAGACCACCAGCGCCTCCTGGCTTTCATTACATGCCAGATGGTAGTTTAATGTCAGATGCTGAACACAAAAAACTATATGGTGAAAAAATACAAAATAGATCAAGCAGGATTATAAGAAATTTTAAAATAGATACTAACGATATTATATCAACTGGAGAACAAAGATCTTTTTTAATAGTAGGTGATAGAGATGCTGTTTTTACTTTGTTTATTTTAAACAATCACGATAAATATTATAATTTTGATACTAACACGTTTGGTACTGCTCAAAGCTCTTTAGAAGGCATTATTAGTAGTAGTGGTGTTTACTCTGGCTCTATTGAATTTCCTGCTCTTCCAGATACTAATACAGATAGTTATACTTTTCATTTAATATCTAGTATAAAAGACAACACTAAACATGCAGATTATGTAGAGGTTAGGTTTCCTGACAACACTATAGATTTTAATTCTTCTTCAGGTTCTAGCTCGGCAGTGTTGTTAAAAAAAATATATCAACACGCGGATAAAACTTTAACATTAACAGCTATATCACCAAATAATCCAACACCGTTTCAGTCTGTATCATTAACTAATCATCAAGAAACTATACAAGGGCAAAAGTCTGGTTTAAAATCATCTTTTACAATAGTTGTAACAGCTCAAGCGCTTAGAAACTTTGTTATAAAAAGAAAAATTACAGAAAATCACTTTTTAGCTTACACAGAAAGAACTATTGGTAGTGCTGGTGTTCCTATAGACGGAGAAGACGTTAGCGCTTCAACATATTATAGATGGCCAGTAACCAATATTCTTGGTTTAAATAAAGGTATGTTAGCTATAGGTAATAACGTTACAGCTGGATCACAAATAGGTGATTATATAGAAGCTGTAGAAGAAACTATAATTACAAAAAGTGAAGGATTAAAAAGCGTGCTTACTAGTGAAAAATCAAAAAGAGATGTTATAACAAATTTTGTGCCCGCAATAAAAGCGACAGGCACAGCTACAGTTACTAATGGCGTTGTAGTAAGCCAAGCTGGTGAAATAGTGTTTAACAAAAAACAAGCAGATGCTTTAAAAGATGACACTATAAAAATATATGGTTATGGTGTTGACAGTATTAATAGCCTTACTGGTTATGATGTTAAGTTTAGTAATTTAAAAGTAGAATTAACAGCACCAACAGCTACGACAACAGCGGCTGTTACAAACAGCACTAGCATACCTATTTCAGAAAGAGCAGGAATAAGAGATCTTGTAAGCACTGTTACTGGTAATGGTATCAAAAAAAGCTCTGCTTTACCTGTAGTACAAAGTGGCGCAGGAGCGGTCAATGGTGCTGGCACTATAGTTGTCGACACAGCTCAAACTCTAGACAATGGAGTAACATTAACCTTTGGACAAGCAGGTAGAGTAGCTACAATAACAGGTGATATTGAAATATTAAAACCTGGCAATGAAGATGTTACTTTACGTGTTGATTTAGAACAAATATTAACAGCAGTATAAAAAAAAATTATGGCTTATATACCTTTAGCAACAGAAGCTTTTATTAATAATTTAAATGATATAAACTTTTCAGTACAAGTAAGAGATTTATTATACTGTAACCCTATTAATTCTCAAAGTTTAGGTAATTTTACCGTATATAATACAACAAAATTAATAGGTGAAATTACAGAAATTAACCAAGGAACTTCTCATGTTTGTTCTATAACAGGAGTACAACATAGTTCTGGCGCTGCTGACGACGGTAGATATTTTTTCTTTGAAGTGCAAGATATGAATAATGTTTTAAGCCAAAACTATGTTAATGCAACTATATATAATATATCTCATTATAGAAATAATCAGTTAATATACACTGGACCTGTTAAACTCTGGAACCAAACTAGTATTAATTCTGGAGGATCATCTCCGTCTGGTGGTTCTACAAAAGGTCATGGTAGATATGCACCATATTCTACTTCTGCACCAGGTGATTGGCAAGTTGGAGATGTTATTACAGTAGACGCTTCTATAGGTTTTAATTATACTTCTCAGGGTTTAACAAGTACTCAAGTAGAAAGCACTTTTGCATTATCACCTCAAAGTTTTATTACTTTTAAAAAGAGTTTGTCAGCAAATAGTAATAGTTTAAAAGGTTATTTTGCTTTGTGTAATTTTGTAAATAATGATTTTAGCAATAAAAACGAACTTTTCTCTGTTAACTCACAAATAGCCTTTAGTAGTAAATAAAATGTAAAAACTGTGACTATATTAGGTATAAATTAAATTAAATTATGCCTAAAAACGAATTACAAAAAATATTTGATGAATTACCTGCTAAATCTTATAAAGAAAAAGTAAAACATATTGAAGATTATATAGTTAGCATTGCTGATGGAAAAAATATTGTTGGTGATAATACATGTTTAGTTTATCCAGATTTTTGGGAATATAAACACTCTTTTGCTAACGGTATTTATATTAGAGAAATGAAAATGAAACAAGGGCAGTTAGGTTTTTCAGCAATACACAAACATAGCTACGGTTTCTTTTTGTTATCAGGATTATTAGCGTCTTCAAAAGAACAAGGAATAGAAGAATTTGTGGCACCTTGTTATATAATATCTCCGCAAGGCGCTAAAAGAATAGTATATGCCGTTACAGACTGTACAATAGTTACAGTACATGCTAATCCAACTAATACACAAGATTTAAAAGAGTTAGAAAAGATAAACGTAGTATTTAATTGGGATGAATACGACGAATATTTAAAAAATAAAAAATGAAAATATTAATTAAAATATATAAGATATGAGTTTTGGAGCAATAGGTGTGGCTGCTATTGGTGGTGTTATGGGTATGAAAGCCGCTGACAGGAATAGACAAGCTGCTAAAGAAATGGCTGATAAAGCTAGATTAGAAAGACAAAGGCAACAAGAGGCTTTACAAATACAAAAAAATAAATTTAGGTCAACACGTATTGAAAATCCTTTTGCTAATATGCAGAATACTTATGAGGACTTAACAGTAAATCAACAGGCTTCTCAATTTCAAGCACAACAATTTGCTCAAAGTCAAGCTAATATAATGGGCCAACTAAGAGGCGCAGCTGGGACTAGTGGTATAGCTGGCTTAGCACAGACTTTAGCTAACCAAGGTGCTTTACAAACACAACGTATGTCAGCTAATATAGCACAACAAGAATCAGCTAATCAAAGGTTAAGAGCACAAGGTGCGGCTAATATTCAAACATACGAAAGACAAGGGCAGCAATATGTTCAACAAGGTATGTTAGATAGAGAGTCTACAATACTAGGTATGCAAATGGGTCAAACTGCTGGTGCAAATCAAGCTTTTGCTCAAGCTCAAGCAAACCAAATGAGTGCTGATCTAGCACAGCAGCAAAATGTTGCTAATCTATTTGGTGCTACAGCTAGTGCTTTAGCTGCTAATCAAGAAGAAACAAGTGCAGCTATGGGTAAATTTGGTACATTTTTGAAAAACAAATTTCCTTTTATAGGATAGTAAAATAATACAATAATATATGGCATCAGATAGTACATTAATAAAAGCAGCTTTTGCAGAGGCACAAGCTAAAGCATCTGGAGATGCTCCTGATTTAACAGGGGTTTATACAGCTAATAGAAATATAGTACAAGGATACAATAATTTAGTTATTAATGTCCTAGATATGTACAAAAAAAAGAAGCAAGTAGATCAAGATGATCTTGACTCACAGATGGAGATTTTTATAAACAAAGCAGAATTAGGCTTACAATCGCTGTATGATTTAGAAGAACCTATGCCAGATAGTTTTATAAATGAAATAGAAGAAGAGATATTTGAATTACAAGAGCAGTTTGAACTTGTTAATGCTATTGGTAAAGATGACACTAGAGAAAAAGAAAGATCAAGACGTGTTATAATGGGTAGGTTAAATAGAATTATATCGGGATCAACTAAAGTTAGAGGTAGTTTGCAAACACTTTTTGATAGATCAAAAGATATTAATACAAGAAGAGTTAATCCAGATATATTACCACATGCTCTTAAAATTATTGATATAAAAAATTGGAACGATGAATCTAACTTATCATATAGTTTTGATGAAAACGGTCAAGTTTTATTTACAACTGTAGACGAGAAAACAGGTGTTACTGTTACGTTAAGCATGGACGATTTAAATAAACATTTTCCTGCTAAAAATATAGAGTTTGAAACAACATTTTATAATAATACTAAAACTCAACAAGAAAAAGGTATTCGTGATGCTCAAAATGGTACTTATGATTTTGATGTTGCGGCAAATAGATCTGATTATATATCTACTTTAGATAATGAAAGATTTGACGATGTGGCTAATAGAAAGCTAGACAAGTTAGGTAATAAGTCGTTGTATGATGCGTTATTAGATGATATAGCAATACCTACAGCTGTATTAGATCAAATGTACGTTACTATTAACAATGAAAAAGTACCTTTAAGATCAATACCAGATTTTGCTGATTTAAACGTTGCCGACAGTACGGGAGTAGCTGACAATGTTTTAGATGCTAGTGATTTAACTAATTTTGCACAACAAATAGCAGCTTCTCAAGGTATTAGTCTTGAACAAGCTATGGATACAGAGCAGTTTAAAATGTTTGAAAATAACATGGACGCAATGCTAGATGCACTTACAAATTCTAAAAATCAAGCTTTTAATAAAGACGTTTCTTACAATTTACTTGCTGATTATATGATTGGTTCTGAAGATGGTTCTAGACCTGGTATTCAACAGCAAATTTATGATTTAGCATATCAAAATATAACTGAAGAAAAAGCTAGAAATGAAGAAAATGATAGTTTAGAAGTAAATGGATTTACAACACCAAGAGGTCATAGAACAATGACACACATGGATTTAAAGTTTAGTCAATTCCAAAGAAACGATAAATATGTAGTTGATGAGTTTGCTAACCAATGGAGAAACCTTGGTAATAACATGTATTCTACAGTAATTCAAGTGCCAGATGGACAAGGAGGTTATACAACTCAAACAGTAACTTTACAAAAAGGAGAACTAATGAGAAGTCAGTACTTTAACATGGGTGAATATTTAGATTATAAACATCCAAATGCTTATGTTACAGAAAAAGCTAAGCTATCTATAGATTTAAATACTGAAATGAGCTTTAACGATGGTGTTGCAGATATTAATAGGCCAGTAAAAGATTTTATAGGAAAACCAAAAACATTTACTAAAGCTTTACAAGCAAGATATGTAGACGCTGCAGATAGAATAGTGTTTAAAAGCAGCACACCAGAAGTAATTTATATTAGAGCTGGAAATAACCAAAATTACGCATTTAATATATCAACAGAAGAAGGTATGCAAAACTTACTAAATGCTATTATTAAAAATAATAAAATTTTTTATATAAAACCATAAATTAGAATATGAACGAATATTACAGCGTTGACGGTGTTACATATCGAATTACTTCTATTGAAGAAAAAAACAGACTTTTAAATAAGTTTCCAGATGCTATTTTAGTTAGTCGTGACCCTGTTGTGTCTAATGTTCCAAGTATTCCAGAAATTAAAGAGCTTAATTGGTTTGACGAGGTGTTTAAAGATTCTTGGTTTGGTAGAGGTAAACTGCAAGCTAGTACAACGGGTGAGTCTTTTAATTTATTAATGGAAGGCTCTCAAGTAACTTCAGAGTCTATAAATAATCTTATAGAAGCTACAAAATCTCAAAACTTAAACTATGTGCCTTCCCAAAGAATGAGGAAATTTCAAGAAAATTACCAAAAAAGAGGTGGTAGTTGGTGGGCTTTTGCTAAAGGTGTTTCAGAAGATCCTATGTTACTAGCAGAACTTTTTACTCAATCTTTAGGTACTCAAGTTGGTACTCTTTATGACTCTGAAGAAGCTCAAATAGCTACTGGAGCTGCATTTTTATCTACTTTTACAGGTAGTATGGCTTTGTCCAAAGGAGATTTAAGAGCAAAAGTTATTAAATCAGGTGGTCGTGGTTTGATGGTAGCACAAGGTACACTTGTTTCGATAATGGAAAGCTCTTTAACGTTTTCGGAGTTAATACAAGAAGAGTTAAAAAAATCAAACGAAAACTGGACTGACGAAAATTTTGATGAATGGTTTACAGAAGAAAACATTAGAAATCTTTTAACTGGTTCACAAGGAAGTAGTATAAGATATAAGGCTATTGGAAGAGGTTTAACAATTGGTACTATAGAAGCATTAACTACCGGTATTGCAGGAAAAGCAGTAACACGTACTTTAAGTAAACCAGGTAGAGCCACAAAAGTAAAAGCAATAGCAGCTGGAGCTGGTGTTGAAATGATTGGTGGTGGTACTGGTGAGGTAGCTGGTAGATTTGTAGCTGGTCAAGAAATGGATCCCGCTGAAATAGGTTTTGAAACTGTAACTGGTTTAACTTCTACACCAATTTCTGTTTTGTATGGGCTAGGTACTTATAAAAAACCTGTGTATACGTTGAATAGTAATGAAGTTACGTTTGAAGAAATGAAAGACTTTATTGATAATGCAGATGATATTGATATTGCAAAAGCTAATATCAAAATGGAAAACGATATGACTGGCTTAAATGTAAAGGCTTATAAAAAACAAAGTAGAGCTATTATAGAACAATCTATTGATGAAAAAATAACAGATAAAAAAGATAGAGAAACTTTAATAGAACTAGAAACAGAAAGACAACAGTTGTTATCAGACAAAAAGAAAGAAGGAGCAGCACAATCAGTAGGAAATAAGCAAAACTTAGAGCGTGTGGAAAATGAAATATCAGCTATTATAGACAAATATGCTGGTGCTGTTGGTATTTTTAAAACAGAACAAGGGGCAGCTATATTACAAAGAAGAGGTGAAATAGCGTTAGATGAAACAATAAAATTTCTTGAAACTAATAAAAAGTTTGTTGGTAAAGATGTTGTTGTAGGTGAAGATATAAACGAAACTCAAAACGCATACAGAAAAGCAGCTGAAGAGTACAATAGAAAAAATCCTAATGAAAAACAATATGATATAAACAAAGATATTACTAAATCAGATGGATTTGTTGTTGGCGATGTTATTGTTATTAATAAGCCTATAGCTGGTTTAACAGGTCAAATTAATGTTGGTGCGCATGAGCTTTTGCACGGTATTATAACAAAACATTTTAATTCTTTAGACACTAAAGGTAAAACAAAACTTATAACTGACTTTAGAAATACTATATCAAAAGAATCTGATGCTTATATATTAAAAGAATTAAGACGTAGAAAAAAAGCTGGCGAAACTGATTTAAATTTAAATACAACACAAGAGTGGTTAACTGTATATTCTGATGGTATAACTAAAGGTGAGATAACTTTTAACGAGAGTATTTCTGTAAAACTTAAAAACTTTTTACAAAATATATTTAGAAAATTTACATATAACAAAGAGTTTACAAGTGGTTTGGATACATATAACTTTATGCGTGGTTATCAAAAAAGCGTTGCCAAAGGTGGTGTTATAAGTAAAAGAGCCCAAAGAATTGCTGGGGGAGGCGCTGTCACTACAGAAGTTTTAGAGTCAAGATCAAAGGCCGCTGAAGCTGTTAATAAAATAGAACAACGTTTAAAAAACAAACTAAAGCAAGAAGGTAGAGATTATACTCAAGAAGAATTTAGAAAAAGTGATGAATTTAGAGATATATTTGATTCTGTAGTTGAGCCTGGTGGAGCTATAAACAATTACATTAAAAGTCTTGGCATGAGCCCAGAAAAGACTAAAAAAGTAATACAAAACGTTTCTGACAGGTTAATGAATTATAACCCGCAGGCAAAAAGAAAAACTGGCAGCAAAGAAGCTATAACTATTGGCGAGCAAATAATGTCTAGCACTATGTTTGGTAAGTTGGATGCTGCTAAAGAATTAGCTACAAAAAGTAAAAAAGAAGGCAAAACAGTTAGAATAGACGCTGCAAAAAGAACTAAAGAAGGTGATACAACATTTGATATAGAAGACACAAGTACTCAAAATGTTTTTTCAGAAACTGAAGATATATCTCTTGAAGCACAAGCTAGAGAAAAAGCAGATAAAGAAGCTGGCAAAACTAGAAAAACATCTAAACTTAGAAGAAAAATTGGTATAGAGACCGGAGGAAAAATATATAATTCAGTTTTAGACGCTGCTCGTCAAGCATTATTAAAAGCATATGAAGCGGGAACGTCAGTTAGAAATATACAAAGAAAACTAAGAGATCAAGCTAGTGGTTATTTATTTAAAGAAATTAAAAACTTTTTAGGAACTAAAACATATGTTAGTAATTTAAGAAAGTTTGGTGAAGCTATTTTTGACTCTTTATTTACTGCTGATTTAGTGCAGTTAGAAAAAAACGTTCCTGATGATCAAAGAGTTTTTACTGAATTTGAAGAAAAATTAACTAGAAAAGGTGATGTTGAAAAAGCTGTAAACGATGGTAGATTACCTCCAGAAGCAATAAATACTTATGATAGAGATAAGTCTGTTAACGTTTACAAAAAGAAAAAATATAATGAAGAAAAGTGGATGGCTTTCTTTGATATACCAACTATTAACCCGGTAACAGGTGCTAGATCTGGTAAAAGAGGAACTAGAAAAGATACTTTATCTAGACTATTATCTGGGTCACTTGCTTTTGATGCTATTCCACAGGTTGCTAGAGAACCAGAAGTTATAAAACGAAGAAAAGAGTTTGCTGAAATAAAAGGAGAATCTGATGCTATAAATAGCTTAGAACAATTAGCTGCTGAGATACATAGGCAAAAAGATATTGATTTTAGTTTTTCTGATTTATCACAGGCACAGAAAAACAAAACTGCTTTTTATTTTGAAGATGCTGCAAACAATTTATCTGGAATAGGACAACAGTTTGCAACAATAATAAGTGGATTATTAAATGACGGTATTGATATACAAGAAGCTTATTTAGTTGCAAAAGAAAACACCGGTATTGATAGTGATGCTTTAGATATAATATTCAAACAAGGTAATTTTAACAAATCACATGTTGAAAATATAAAGTTTGGTATTAGTAAGTTTGGAGTAGCTAAAGTTAGAAAACTAGGGTACGATGCTTCTATAAAATATATTTCAAGACAACTACAAGGAGTTAGAAGTTTAACAAAAAAAATAGAAATTATAAATGATTTTCTTGTAAATATAGGTAGATCAGCTAGAACAGCTGCTTTTATTGATAAACTAACTAATATTACTAGTAATGAGTCTTTATTATTTGATTTTATTGACAAGCTTGGTGATGAACAAATTAGTAAAACATATAACTTGCAATCAGCACCTATAAAAGGTAAAAGAATAGTATATACAGATCCTAGTACGAACACTGTGAAACCTGTGCCAATGTACGAAAATATTGAAAAAATAAAAAACAATGCTTATAAAAGTCAGGCAATAAGAGATAATATTAAAAAAGAGGCAAAGCTAGCTAGAGATTATATTGTTAAAATAATTAGCGACAAAACACTAAGTAAAGCAGAAAAAAAAGCTATAATAAAACTAATGGGTCAAGACCAAAGAGGAGCTTTAAGAAAATCTTTTAACCTAGGTATGTATATAGATCGTAATAAATTAGATTTAAATTCTGAGCAGACTATATTAGAACATGAATTAACTATTAGTGATACTACAAAAAAAATAAATGATGTTATTGATAATAACAAATCAATTGATGAATTAAGAAAAATTCTTGAAAGATCTCAAGTTCATATATTACCAAAACGTTTAGATAATATACTAACTAAAGAAGGTTTAAAGTATAAAGGTAGTTTTGAAAGATATCAAAATAAAAAGTTTAAAACAGAATTAAAAAAATTAATTGATAATGGTTCAATTAAAAACGTTCCAGTTGATATATTATTTAAAGAAAAAATAGATTTAAATAAAAAATCTAAAGCTGTATTACAATCTAGATCTGCTAATAAAGAAACAAAAGGTATTACTATTTTAGATTTTGATGATACTTTAGCTACAACAAAATCAATGATTAAATTTGTTAGACCTGACGGTACTAAAGGAAAGTTAAACGCAGAGCAATATGCTAGTACTTACGAAGATTTATTAGGAAAAGGATATACATTTGATTTTTCTGAATTTAATAAAGTTGTTGATGGTAAAAAAGCACCATTGTTTAATAAAGCTTTAAAGTTACAAAACAAATTTGGACCAGAAAATATGTTTGTTTTAACTGCTAGACCTCCTGAATCTGCTAAAGCAATATATAACTTTTTAAAATCTAACGGTCTTAATATACCGTTAAAAAATATCACAGGACTTGCGAACTCTACTGCAGAAGCAAAAGCACTTTGGGTTGCAGATAAAGCGTCTGAAGGTTATAATGATTTTTATTTTGCAGATGACGCTTTACAAAACGTACAAGCTGTAAAAAACATGTTAGATCAATTTGATGTTAAATCTAAAGTACAGCAAGCAAAAGTTCAGTTTAGTAACTCTATGGATAAAAGGTTTAATGATATATTAGAAGATATAACAGGTATTGAATCTAAAAAAAGATTTGACACGGTAAAAGCTAGAAAGCGTGGAGAGAAAAAGGGTAGATTTAGATATTTTGTACCACCTTCACACGAAGATTTTATAGGTTTATTATATAATTTTTTAGGCAAAGGTAAAAAAGGTGATGCAAATAGAAGTTTTTTTGAAGAAACATTAATTAGACCTTTAAATAGAGCTTTTAGAGAAATAGACATGGTAAGACAAAGTGTTGCTAATGATTTTAAATCTTTAAATAAAAAACTTTTTCCTGATGTTAAGAAAATGCTTAATAAAGCAACACCTGATGGTGATTTTATATATGAAGATGCAATAAGAATTTATATATGGAGTAAACATGGTTATGAAATACCTGGTCTTTCTGCAATTGATCAAGAAAGACTAATTGATCTAGTATATGATAATGATGCTTTATACAATTATGCAGAAACACTAGATGCAATATCAAAGCAAGAAGCTTATGTACAACCTCAAGATGGTTGGGAAGGTGGAAATATAAGAACAGATTTAGACGAAGCTACTGGTAGAATAGGTAGAAAAAAACATTTAACTGAGTTTCTTGAAAACACAAGTATAATTTTTTCAAAAGAAAATTTAAATAAAATAGAAGCTGGATTTGGTAAAGAAATGAGAGATTCTATAGAAGATATGCTTTATAGAATAGAGACTGGTATAAATAGACCAAAAGGATCTAATGGAACTGTTAATAAATTTATGAACTTTTTAAATGGTTCTGTTGGTAGTGTTATGTTTTTTAATATGAGATCTGCTTTACTACAGCAAATGTCTATTGTTAACTATATAAACTTTGCTGATAATAATATTTTTGCAGCAGCTAAAGCGTTCGCAAATCAAAAACAATTTTGGAAAGACTTTGATTTTATATTTAATTCTGATATGTTAAAACAAAGACGTGGTGGTTTAAGAACTGATATAAATGCATCAGAACTTACTGAAACTCTTGGTAAATCTAGATATCCAATAAGGGTAGTTATAAATAAATTATTACAACTTGGTTTTAAACCAACACAAATTGGTGATAGTATTGCTATATCAATTGGTGGCGCTAGTTATTATAGAAATAGAATTAACACTTATTTAAAACAAGGTTTAACATTAGAAGAAGCTGAAACAAAAGCTTTTACTGATTTACAAGATACAACACAATCTACGCAGCAGTCTTCTAGGCCAGATATGGTTTCAAAACAACAGGCTTCTTGGATAGGTAAAGTTATATTAAATTTTCAAAATGTTACATCACAGTACAATAGAATAGTTAAAAAAGCAGCTTCAGACATATATAATGGAAGAATAACAAAACCTAACAGTACTTTGTTACAGAGTAACATTTCTAACGCAGCAAGAATAACTTATTATTTTGGTATACAAAACCTTATATTTTACACATTACAAAACGCTTTATTTGCAATGTTATTTGATGATGAAACAGAAGAAGAAAATGAGTTGTTTTTAAAGAAAAAAGATAGAGTAATTAATGGTACTATTGATAGTGTGTTAAGAGGTTCTGGTATTACAGGCGCTATTTTATCTACTTTAAAAAATACATATATAGCTTATCAAAGACAGAGAGATGTTAATTATAATCCAGATGAAAGTGCTGTTTTAATGGAAGCTTTAAACTTTTCACCTGTAGTAGGTATTAAGGCTAGAAAAGTTACAAATGCAGAAAAAACTCTTAATTATAACAAAAAAGTTATGGAAGAAATGGAAACTTTTGATATTGATAATCCAATGTATTCTGCATATACAAACTACATAGAAGCTTTTACAAATTTACCTTTAAATAGATTATACAACAAAACTCAAAACTTAAGACAAGCATTTAATAACGAGCATGAAACTTGGCAAAGAATGATGATGTTTTTTGGTTGGAGTCAATATAATCTTAACATACAAAATGAAAAAGTAGAAAATATAAAAGAAGAAATAAAAACTAAGAAAAAGATTAAAAAAACAAGAAATAGAAAATTAACTCCTAGTGAACTTTATGAATTACAAAGAAGGTAAAGATTTAAAAAAATACGTAACTATATAACAATGGTGAAAAAACTAATAATATTACTACTACTGCTACCTAGCTTAGTAGTTTGTCAAACATTTAAAAAAGAAGACATTGAAGACTTATTAAAGTTTTCTACATTTTATGCTGCAGTAAACGGCGGTACATCATTATCTGATGTTGATGTGTTTTCTGTAGACAATGGTTTATCTACACAAACAATATCAACTCCTTATGATTATAATTTTACCATAGGACTTCGTAAAATAGCTAGGTTTGGATATGAGAATAAAGCAAATACTTTTTATGACGGCACGGAATCTAATTACAGTGATGCGGCTACTGTAGGTAAAGTTAGAGGAGTTGAATATTTGTTTGAAATAGATTATAAAAGACAAGAAGGTGTAGACTATATGGACCAGCATCATTTTATTAGATTTAGTTCTGACGATGGTTGTCCAGATGAGTTATGTGTAAACTTTTTTGCTGATGTTAAGTATTTTGAAGCTTCAGAGCGTTATAGACATCGTAAAAACGCTAATTTATCTTGGAACATAGGTTTAGCACATAGACTTGCAGAGCCTTACGGTTATAATGCTTTAGATGAATGGATGCTAGATAATGGTAATATTCATTACACTTATTTAGCTTTGCAAGAAGGATATAATGTAGATGTGTATAGCAGCGAATACTATAGTCCTACTGGTGAACTTGTTGCTACTAGTGCTGAGGTTTGGGAAGCCGTAGTTATACCACAGGTACTAGCTGATTACACGCAAAAGAAAAGAAATGAACTAAAGAAAACAATACAACACTCTTTAGTGATGGGCTTTGATTACTATAAATATAATAAAAATACATGGCTACATGCTTGGGGTAGTTTAATGCCATATCACTATGATGATGGTAGCGAGTTTAGTTACCACAATTATGTTGATGGCCAATGGTATGATTATTCTGGTGGATTAATTTATGGTATAAAAGTAAACAAGCAGTTAGGTTATTTTATAGAAGGTAAATATAATAAGTACTGGAACAGAGAATGGTACGATTTTAAATTAGGTTTAAACTATACAATTTTTTAATATGGCATTTAAAATGAAAGGTTGGAGCGGATGGTCTCCATTAAAACAAAAACCAAAACCTAGAAAAGGTGATGTTTATGTAGGCCCAAAACCAACTATAATAAAAGATGGTAAAGAGGTGCCAAATCCAAACTATGTTAAAGGTGATGAGTTTAAAATGTCTGATAAACCTATGTTTGAAGGACAACAACCTTCAACACATTTAATGGCTTACGGTGAGTCTGATGGTAAGTTTGTAGCATACCCAACTTTATTTCAAGATGACAGTGGTATGTGGTATGAGCCAGATGACGCATTTAAAGAAGCTAATAAAAAAGAAGAAATATATAAATTTGATACAGAAAAAGAGGCCTCTGATTTTGCGGCTGGTAGTTGGAAAAATAAAAAATAAAAATGGCTAAAGAATTAAATGAAGATACAGCGTTTAAGCTAAGTATTAAAACTATAATAGGTGCTGGCTTTGCAATAGCAACACTAGCTGGTATGTGGTTTACATTACAAGCAGATATTGCAGACGCAAAGGAATTACCTGCTAATGAGTGGAATCCTGAGTGGATAGAAAAACTACCACCAGATGAAGTCACACGTATGGAGTTTCAAATGAAAGATGAAATGATACGTAACACTATTATGACTACACAGGAAGACGTTAAAGAAATAAAAGAGTCATTAGAAAAAATAGAAGACAAGCTTTATGACAGATAATATTAACTGGCCAACACGAGTTATGTACATGTTAATAATTATTATCATGTTATCTTGTAGTATTTGTTTTGGCCAAATAAAAGTAGTGCAGTTTAATGCTGGTTGGAACAAAGCCAACGACGTGCCTTGGGTAATGAGTTTAAAAGACTGTAAAACTAAAGCTTATACTGATATAGCTGCTAATCCTAATGAAGCTAAAAAATATAAAATATCATCTGTACCTACTATAATAATATTTAAAGATGGTGAAGAAGTTGCAAGGTTTCAAGCTGATCTTAGCTTTACATTATCAGCAACAAAAGAAGAAGTACAAGAAGAAATAAGTAACCAGATAATGAGTGATTTTTAATATGGCATATATACAAAAAAATAATCCTTTTCCTGTAACAAGTTGTGGTAGACGTAGAACGTTTATGAATGACAATGCTTTAAAAATGTTAAACAAGCCAGGTGAAGATCGCACTAAACAAAGCCCGTTTGAAAAAAGTAATGAACCTAGAAAAACTACAAAAGGTAAAGGTCGTAACTTTAGGACTGTTGAAGAGGGTGCTGGGATGACTTCTAAAGGAGTTGCTGAATATAGACGTAAAAACCCCGGAAGTAAGCTTAAAACAGCTGTAACAGGAGATGTTAAACCGGGTAGTAAAGCTGCAAAAAGAAGAAAATCGTTCTGCGCTAGATCAAAAGGTTGGACCGGTGAAAGAGGTAAAGCTGCTAGACGTAGATGGAAGTGTTAATTTAAAAAAAAATAAATATGAGATCAAGAACATCACCTTTAAGAGCTTATGTTTCAGACGCACAACGTAAGGCTGTGCATGCTAGCAAAGCGGAGAAATCATCTCCTGCTAAAGGCAAGATAAGTCCTAGTTGTAAAGCTGCTGCTAAACGTAAATTTAAAGTTTGGCCTAGTGCTTATGGTTCTGGTTGGGGTGTAAGATGCACTAAAGCTGGTGGACCTGGTAATATGGGTAAAGGTAAAAAGAAAAAATAATGTTTAAAAATTTCGACATAAATCCTTTTAAAAAAATAAAACCTCCAGGTGATAATACTTTTGACACCATGCAGGAAATTAAAGCTTTAAATAGAATACCTATAAAAAAAGATTTTGTTAAAAAATTTGACGATCAAGAAAAAGCTTTTAAAGAAACAGCTGAAAGAGAAGGTATAAAAGATTATGATAGTAGTATAGCTAAAAAATTAATTGATAGCTCTGCGCCAGTTATAATGAAATTAAAAATGCATTTTAACAGGCCAAGGCCAAAAGTTTTAGCTAAAAAAATGAATATAAAAATGAAGGATATAGAAATGAAGTCTATGAAAACACCATCATATCCTTCAGGTCATTCTGCGCAAGGTGTATTAATTGGATTAACATATAGCAAAAAATACCCTAAATCAAGTAAAGCTTTTATGGCTACAGCAAAAAATATATCTGACAGTAGAAACGTTGCACACGCTCATTATAAAAGTGATAGCGATATGGGTAAACTTTTAGGTACGGAATTATATAAACACATAAAAAACAAAATTTAAAATGAAAAAAGCAATGAAAATGAAAAAGCCTTCGGCAACTAAAATGAAAAAAGCTCCAGCTAAATTTAACGCAAAATTAAAAGCAGCTAGTAAAGCTGGTAAACTAAGCGGTAAGTTTAAAGCAGCTGTTGATGCAGCACCTGTTAAAATGAAAAAAATGAAAGAATCAGCTATGACTATGAAAAAAGCTGCAATGAAGCTTAAAAAAGAATCAGCTATGAAGCTTAAAAAATCAGGTATGATGCTTAAAAAATCAGCAATGATGATGAAAAAAGCTGCTGGTATGAAGATGATGAAGAAGAAGTAATGTACGATATTAAGTCTAAGTTTATTAAAAATAGTCCACTTCCTTGTTGGCAAGGTTATGAACGTGTGCCTGGTACCAAACAAGGTGCTAAAGGTAGTTGTCGTAAATCATCACCTACAAAAAAACAAAAAGGTGGTGGTACTAGAAAAACTTGTTTGCCTAAAGCGAAGATAGACGCTATGAGTAAAAGTGAAAGACAAAGACTTGTTAGTGCAAAACAAAAAGCTGGTAAAGCTGGTAAATATAGAAGATCATCTAAAACAAATGTAAAAGGCGCTCGTAAAAAAGGAGCTACATTACGTGATTGGTTTCAGAAAGAAGATTGGAGACAAGTAAATAATCCAAGCAAAAAATGCGGAGAAAAATGAAAAAATTATTATTAATATTATTATTACCAATATTTAGTTTTGCACAAAACTGTGCGCCAACATTAGTATCTACAGATACTTGCATGTATGGTTATGCTAGAACTTGGGTAGAGTGGCAACCACTAGATAGTGGGTGTGTTATAGCTAATATTCATAGAGGTACACCTTATAACACTTATAGCTGGGCATGGGGTAATCAAAATCAAACTAATTATTCTTTTTATAATAACTATAGCCCAGGTGATCCTTTTGCTAGCTCAGAAGGCTTTTGGATGGTTTTAGAAATGGCCGACGGTACTTTTACAGACACTATATACGCTAGTGAGTTTACATGTATTGAAGGTTGTATGGATCCATTATATGACAATTATAACCCACTAGCTAATATACCTGACGTTTGCTTGGCAATACCTCCACCACAAGATGATTGTTTAGATACCACAAAAACCTCTATAACTATTGAATTTATACCAGATACATATGCAGGTGAAACATCTATGCGTATATTAAACCAAAATGACAGTACCTTGTTTTTCTTACCACAAGGTTACTTTTATAATGTAGGTACTGGTAATATGTATACTGAAACAATATGTGTACCTATAGATGATACGGTAAGATTTATGATATATGACTCGTATGGTGACGGTATATGTGGTAGTTGTTTTGGTGGCGTTGATGGTTATGCTTTAGTTACAGACGAGTGTGGTGATACTATATATAGTTTAACACCAGGTGATAATTTAAACTTTGGACACGGAGATACTTCAGATGTTTTTATAATGAAAGATTGTAGCTGGATACCTGTTGTTGGTTGTCCTAACCCAGCTTATTTAGAGTTTAATCCAGCTGCTGACATAATAAATCCAGCTCTATGTGTTACGCCAAGAGTTGTTGGTTGTATGGATACAACAATGTTTGATTTTGATCCTAGCGCTAACACTCCTTTAATGGAAGATAGCTGTGATTATGAATTACACTTAACAGATGGTGGTGGAGATGGTTGGAGTGGTGCTTACGTTGTTTTAAATCAACTAGGTAATACATATGGTCCATACACTAATATAAACTCATCTGTAGAAATAATAAATTTAAATTTAAAATCAAACTATCCTGTGTTTATTAGAGCTTACTCACAAACGAGTTCTGATGCTACGATAGATCAAATAGGTTTTAAATTAATAAATCCAGAAGGCAATATAATATCTTCAGGTGGTACAAATCCATGGAACGACAGAATAATGTTATTTCCAGATAATTATGTAGCGTTACCAAGCTGTCCTACTATATGTGATCCTTATGTTTATGGCTGTATGGATAATATAGCATACAACTATAACGACACAGCAAATACAGATGATGGTAGTTGTTACTATGCGCCTGGCTGTACAGATCCACAATATCTAGAATATTATACTCAAGGTTTTACTGCTGATTATAACAATGGAGATTGTCAAACAGAAGCGGTTTGGGGTTGTACTGATTCATTAGCTTTTAACTACGATATAGCAGCTAATCTTGATAATGGTGGTTGTATACCTGTTGTTTTAGGTTGTATGAATGAATTAGCATTTAATTTTAATCCAAATGCAAATACACCAGATACTTGTATACCTGTAATAGAAGGCTGTACTTCACCTATAGCTTTAAACTATGATTCATTAGCTAATACAGATGATGGTAGTTGTATAGGTGTTGTATATGGTTGTATGGATCCAAACGCTTTTAATTACGATCCTTTAGCTAACGTAGATGATAGCTCTTGTGTAGATATTATTTATGGCTGTACAGATGCTACTATGTTTAATTATAATCCATTAGCAAACATAGATAATGGAAATTGTATACCGTTTGTTTATGGATGTACAGACTCAATAATGTTTAATTATGATCCTACAGCAAATACAGACAACGGTTCTTGTATACCTTTTGTATATGGTTGCACGGATCCTTCTATGCTTAATTATAACCCGGAAGCAAACACGGAGGATTTTAGTTGTATTCCTTATATTTATGGGTGTATGGATAGTGCTGCTCTTAACTTTGATCCACTTGCTAACACGGATAACGGTTCGTGTATCGAAGTGGTTGTGGGTTGCATGGATCCAAACGCGTATAACTACGAATCAATTGCTAATGTTAATGATACTTTATCTTGTTTATATAGTGCTGGTTGTATTACTGGTCCAGGTAATCCTTATTGGTTAAACGATCCTTGTTATGCTTGGGTAATATCAGTAGATCCATACTGTTGTGAAAATGCTTGGGATACTATATGTCAATTAACATATAATTATTGTATAGGTACTTGGGCAGGCCCTATATTAACTAGAACAACAGAAAAAGAATTAATAATGGTTACTGATATATTAGGTAGACCAACAAAAGAAACTAAAAATAAAACATTGTTCTACATATACTCAGATGGTAGTGTAGAGAAAAAATTAATAAAAGAATAAAATATGGCAACATTAACACCAACTTTAACGCTAACAAGTACTGACGCTACTTCTGATCAATTAGCTTTTTCAGTTACAGATAGTTTATCAGTTACTGCACCTCATATAGGTTTAGCAAAAATTTCTGTATCAACTACAGGAGCAAACAATATTATACAACCAGCTACAGATGGTCAAACTTACTATGTATATGTAAGGCATACTGGTGTTGACGCTAGTGGATCAGATGTTACCACAACATGTAATATAGAATTAACAGGAGACGTAATTATCGGTAAGTTAGCAGCCGGAGAATTTATGTTTATGCCTGTTGGAGGACACTCATTAGGAGTGCAGCTACAAGCTTCTTCGGGAACTATAGTAGCAGAATACGCTTATTTCACAAAAGCATAAAATTAATTAATTAAAAAATAAAACAATTATGGCAACAACAACGTGTACACTGACATTATCGTCAGACATGCTAAGTAGTCCGATAAATATAAGCGCTTCTACTACAATAACGAAGGCTGATCTTACTACTGGCTTAGAATTAATAGAAATGGGTAGAGGTACTATCGCTGAAACTGATGGTTCTAAAACCGCAGAATTTGGTTTACCAACAGCTTTAGGTAACGATAAAGCGGCTAAATGCTTTTTTGTAAATAAAGCAACAGATCCTACTTTTTATATAGATATAGACATACATGATACTAATATAGGTAGATTATATGCAGGTGATTGGATGTTTATACCTTGGAGTATGACAGATGTAGCGGCTGAATTTGTAATAGAAGCAGAACCAGCTGGAGCAGTATGTCCTTACGAATTTGCTTTATTCCAAGAACCTCAAACATTAGTAGCTCACTCATAATAAATAAATAATAAATAATATGGCAACAACAGCAACAATTAACATAACAAGTGATATAACAGACTCAATAAGTTTTAGTATAAGTGAAACTATGACTATGACTAAAGCTGATGGCACTATAGATTTAGAAGAAACAACTGGTCTCGCACAAAGAACTTTTTCTGGTAACACTACACAGGTAGTATTAGTAGATGTTTCCGCTGAAAGTGTAACAGCTAGTGGAGCTAATAAAGTTTACATTAGAAATACTGGTACAGATAAAACTCAACATTTTAAAATAACTTTAGCAGATACTACAGATGATACTGAAGAAATAGGTAGATTATATGGTGGTGATTGGATGTTATTTCCTTGGTTAGCAACAGATGCTAACGAAGATATAATGGTTCAACCTAGTAGTTCTGAAAAAATGACTATTGAATACGCAGTATTTCACCAGTAAAATATGGCTACTTTATTTCATAATATAAGTGGTGAACTAACTAAAGAGCTATTAGCGGCTGGTGATGGTATAAGAGTATCTCAAATATCTATTACTAATACTAATGATGACGCAAAATTCTGTTCTTTAGATTTATATATAGAAAAAAAGTTATTAGGTAAATTTCATCTTGTAAAAAATGTAAAATTAGCCACAGGTACTACTTTTATATATGATTCTATAAGGTTTAGCAATGCAGAAGGTGAGTTTGGTTTATTTATAAAGCTAACTAAATCAGCTTCTGAAACACCAACTGTAGACGTAATAATATCTTAACATGAAACATATAGGACAAAATGTATTTGAATTACCAACTTCATTTCGTAATGATATTTTTGGTCTTTGCGATAACTTTCGTATAACTTGTGATGACGTTAGGTTTTATTCAGAATCATTAAAAGATCCTTTATTTCAAGTTAGAAACGAAAGAAATGACGCTAATGGACCTAGATTTAGATTATCTAAAATTAGAACATCAGGCTTTCAACCATTATTATCTGGAATAACAACTGATGCTACGGCTTTAGCTGGACAAGATAATGATGTTTGTGGTACTTTTGAATTTATGAGTAGTGATAGTAATGCAGATACTCAGATCTACGCTCAAATACAAGGAACTATACATGATGCTACAATTAGTCAACAGTCTGGTAAATTATCTCTTGGCGTAGCTAGTCACGATGGTGGTGTAGAAAATGGTTTAGTTTTAACTGGTGGTAGTGTTGATACAGAAGTTGATGTTACTGTAGGTAATGGTACTTCTTCTGTAACAACTATAGCTGGAACACTAACAATGGGTAGCACTGCTTTTGTAAACAATAGCGGTGTAGTTCAGGTAGCAACACAAGGAACTATTGATCATGATTCTCTTGCGAACTTTGTAGCTAATGAACATATTGATTGGACTTCTAATGTTGAAAGTACAACAATACACGCTGATAATATACCTACGTTAAATCAAAATACAACTGGGTCTGCCGCTACACTTACAAACGCAAGAGATTTTAGAACAAATTTAGGTAGCACTAGTGCAGTTAGTTTTGATGGTTCGGCAAATGTAAGTCCAGGGGTTAGTGGTACTTTAGCGGTTGGTAATGGTGGTACAGGTAATACTGATGGTAACGCAACAGGATTAACGGCTTCTACTTCTAACTCTATTGGTGTTGGGAGTATTGAATTAGGTCATGTTTCTGATACCACAATAGCAAGAAGTGCTTCAGGTATAATAACGGTAGAAGGTAAAGAAGTTAGGACTGTTGATAGACAAATACAAGCTGTATATACTTCTTTTCAAGCAGATGATATAGATACAAAACACTATTTAGCTTTTAATGACGGTGATTCTGAAAATACTTCTGCTGCTCATGTAGATATGCCGATAATAGCACCTGTTGCAGGGAAACTACTAAGCGTTAGTATAAGACAAAGTAGAAATACAAGTTCACATGTTTATACTTTAAGATTAGAGACACAAGCTACTGGTGTTACTTTTAGTACTGGCCCTACTATAGTTGGAACACAATCAGGTAATTCACCTAGTAATACAAGTATAGTAACATATGATTTTACATCTAGTTTAGACAGCGGTGATAATATTATAGACGCTGGAGATGTTGTACATATTTCAATAGAAAGCAACTCATCACCTGGTGGAAGTACTAAATATTATTTTACTTGTTTGTTTGAGTGGGATTATAGTAGCATATAAAAATAAAATAAAATGATAAGTAAACATATAAGTTATAAAGAAGGCGTGTATAGCAACACTGCAATACGCCGAGGAATAGATAATACTCCAAATGATGATCAACTTCATTTTATGGAGATAATAGCAGAAGAGGTGTTTGAGCCACTAAGAAAGTGGGTTGGTGGACCTATAAAAATTAATAGCTTTTTTAGATCGCCAGAATTAAACACAGCTATAGGAGGTTCTAGAACATCACAACATTGTAAAGGCCAAGCTATGGATATAGATGACACATTTGGTCGCGCTAGCAATGCAGAGATGTATCACTGGATTAAAGATAATTTAGATTTTGATCAGATGATATGGGAATTTGGTGATGATGATAACCCTAACTGGGTACACGTTAGTTATGTTTCACCAGAAAAAAATAGAAACAGATGTTTAAAAGCTTATAAAGAAAACGGTAAAACTAAATATATGGTTATATGAGAGCAAAACGAAGGTGTATGCACGGTAAAAGATTAAGGCGATCGCCTATGAAACAAAAAATTGCAAGAATTAGTGATGAACAAATAAAGCCTAAAACAGGTCAAGTAACTACTGGAGGTATTGGTTTACTTGTTAAAGGTGCTAAAAAAGTATTTGAAGGTTATGGTAAAACAAACCCTGATATAGTAAAAAGCGCTAGACAAATGCCTGGTAAAATTTAAAAAAAAGGGAGCTAAAAAGCTCCCTTTCTTAATTATTAGAATTGTCTGTTCTTTTGATCTTGAACTTCAACTCTAACTTCTTGAGCTAGAGACTTTACAGCCTGCATAGCTTTTCTTACCCGCGTTCCTGCGGAATTATTTCCTTCAACAAATTTAGTAACATCGGTTTGACAATCATTAACCGAGTCTTGTAATTCGTCGAATAATGTATTTAATTTATTAAAACTCATATTTAATTTAATTTAATTTAAAATTTACATTTACCATTATCACAACACATAAAGAAGTATACAACAAATAGCAAAGCTATAAGTCCTACAAATCCAGCGTTACCAAGAGCGTTTATTAGTGCTATTAAATTTGCTATAAAATCCATACCGAATAAAACACTACCTGTTAATAATGACCATAAAATAGTAACAGGAATTATAGCCATCATAATACATACTAAGCCTCCTAAAAATCCTGTCATATAGTTAATTACTTTTTCCATTTTTATTTTTGTTTTAGTTAATAATTAAAATTTATAAGTTAAACCTAAGTTAAGTTTACCTTCTCTTTCACCAGCTTCATCTTCTTTCAAAGACAAAGTATAGTTAGGACAAAAGCATAAGCCTTTCCATAAATGTAAAGAATAACCTACACCTAACTCTAATTTATCCATTAACTTTTCTTCAGCTTCAGCTTCTGTATCATAGTTGTATACACATGTAGCCCAGATACCGTGATGTAAATCATATCTAGCTAACAATTCATATTTCTTCTCACCATCCATAGTAAGTCCAACCATAAGCTTTTCGTTAACATCATAACCTACACCTAGTTTTTCTGTTATAGTCCAAGCTGAATCAGCGTTTTCGCTAATAGTTGTTATTACAGAAAACTGAGCAGAAGCTACTAACGTACTGAAAGCTAAAGCCATTGTTAAAAATAATTTGTTCATAATAATTGTTTTAGTTATAAGCCTGTTATTTCACAAGATCCACCGGCACAGGCCAACTCACCTGATAGATCTGTTTCGTCAGTCATTTCCACTATATTAGATAAATTAATATGTTCTAAATTCCTGACTCTTTTTTCAAACTCTTTTTTAGTTATATCTTCAAAAGGAGCTTGAGTATATGTACCACCATCATAAGGTAATACAGAGAGACCATTGTAACAGTCTCTGTTTTCCCACATCCATTTACCAGCTTTATCCCACTCATCTGATTTTAAACTAATAGTTGCAGACACATTATGTGTGTTACTACCTTTTCTGTGACCAGGTTTAACCCACTCTGTTGCAATTTTTTTAATTCGTTTTAATAAGTCAAAAGCAGATTCAGTTCTTAATATAGAACCTTTTGGTGCTGATTGTGGTATTTCTATAACCGCTGTATCGTGCGGTCTAAAGTATTCATCGGCTACTAAGTCAGGGTTATGTATTTTTAAATATTTATATATAGATTCATTTTTACCTACACGTAATCTACGTATATAATAATCGTTATGCCAAGCATGTATACCAGAACTAGTACCTAATACTAATGATGTAGTACCTGCTGGTTTAACACAAGTTGTTCTTGCCGCTTTGTTTATTCCTATTAGCTTTGCTACTCTTGTATTTTCTCTTTTCACTATACTTGCAGCTGCCTTCATATCCATTTGGAGCACAGCGGCACTCCCTATTCCTGTCATTGACACACCTATAAGAGCGTCTTTCTCTGTTGTTTCTTGCCATATTTCTCTTAGATAGTGGAATTCCGTATAACCTGCTTGAAGCGTGCCAATAAAAGCTGCGGCCTTAACACGAGCATTAAGATCTTCTTGGCTTGTGATATCACTTACATTAACTTCGCACAAGTTACAGAACTGATACGGGCGTAAAGCTATTTCACAACAAGGATTAGTTCCCCAGTCTTTATCGTGATTAAAATATATGCCCGGCTCACCAGCTCCGGATAATTCAATACGTTTCCACAAATCTAAGAAAAATTCTTTTGTTATTTTATGTCTCATTAATACAGCAGAGTTATTAGCTCTACCTCGTTGTGGATCTTTTTCCCACCATTGGCCTGATTTACACGATATCATTTCTTCGTCGTATGCTGAAAATAATGATATTAAAGCAGCACGTCTAATACCGCCAGCAAGTACAGCATCAGCAATATGACACACAATATCGTGTACTTCGAGTGTTGATAATTTACTACCATCTTCTTTTGCTTCTAATATACCTTTTATTTTTACTAAACATTCTCTTAATGGTTGTGGCCCTGGAGCTTTACCGCCTGAGGTCACAAGTCTTGCGCCCTTTGGTCTAATATCAGAATAATCAAACTTTATCTTAGATGATCTCTTAGAGCCTAAATAGGACTTGATTAAAACCTTAATTGAATCTGACCAACCCTCAATACTATCTCCAATAACAAACCTACGTGTTCTACCTTGAAAAGGTTTTGTTATGTGAGGTAGTTTATCTATATGATGCTTCTGAACGCTATAACCAACGCCACAACCAGATAGCAAAAGAAACATACATTCAGAAAAGCTATCAACGTGATCGATAGGTAAGTAACTACAGTTGTATAATCTATTTGGACTGATTTCAATCGGCTTGCCACTGAACTGAAGGCTTCGCATACTTGGTAAAACTTTTTTATCATAGACGTATTTATAATTTAATTGTATTTGATCTGTTAATTCTGGATACCTCTTTTGGTGCATCTCTTTATTTCTTGTGACTAACTCTTCCCACGTTTCTCTTCTATTTAATTCAGGAATAAACTTAGCGTACTTCATGTGAACAGTTAAATCAGATAATATTTTTTTGTTTAAGTCGCTAGTCATTTATTTTTTTTATTTTTAATTATTAATTCTATTACCTTATCACATTCCTTTTGGTTTTGAGGTTTATA